CTAGTTTAATAGACGTGGTGGAACGTCTATCCACGTGCTTTTGAATTTTCCCGCATGCTTTGGGTCTTCCTGACGAACGCATTGTTTATAGCCAATCTGGTTAGCCCCAAATTTACGTGCGATTGCGCTGAATTCATTACAGCGCTTTGGGTCGCCATAAAGCGGTGATATCTGCTTTGGCGTAAGGTTGGTCATGTAATGGCTGACCAATTCATTCAACGCATTTTGATAGGGCTCTTCTGGAATCTCACCAATATTGGCAAGGATTTTTACCGCAATATCAACCTTGCTTAATCGTCTGTCGAACTTCCATTTTGAGACCATTTCTTTTGCTGCTTTGGCTCCCGCTTTTTCAATGTTAGCGAGGCGTGTTTTGGCTTGTTTTTCTGCCAGTTCTTTTGATACTCCAAATACGGCAAAGCTCATATCATCCTCCTTTTACGCAACCTGTTGCGCTGTTTTGATGACGGACATGGCTAATTCATAGCCGTGGTAACCCTTGGCGAACACGCTTCTTTGTTGGGTGTCTAGCTCGCCATGTTGGTTGTAAGGGTTGCGCCAGTATGTTGGGTCGGCATATTGAGCCAAGATGGCTAAGGCTTTGCTGTTATCAATGTCTGCATGTTCATTAAGAAGCTGACTGATGCGAGCATTGGCAGAGTTCAGTTGCTGCTCAAGTTGGTTAATGGTGCGTTGCAGGTTCTCGTTATGCAGTTTCACTCGATAATTTTCTGCAGCGGCACGAGCTAGGTTATCCCGCATGCTGTCAGACATAGAGGCGATTGTGCATAGACTCTCGTAGCCGTTAATGGCTTCGATAAGCTGTCGAACGGTGATGGGATGACTGTTTTGGTCGTGGCCTGCTATTAGGTCTTCTTGCCAGTTATATTGATTAGTATTCATGGTATCTCCTTGTGTGGCTAACAGCGATTTAATGATGCATCCATGCTCATTTTTTAGTGTGCCAAGCTGGCGATGGCGCCGGATTGTTCGGCTTTGATTTTTAGGTAAATTTCTTCGCGATGAACGGCAATATCACGCGGTGCGGTGATACCAAGACGAACTTGCATGCCTTTTACGCTCAGAATTTCCACGCTGATGTTGTCGCCAATGTTGATGGCTTGCCCAACTTTGCGAGTTTGGGTGAGAAGGGTGGGGGTTGCAGTACGAATGCGGATTAGATTGCTTTTGATGCCAGAAACCGTCACTTCGATTTCATCGCCAATCATGATGGTTTCGCCAATGCGTCGAGTCAGAATTAACATAATTTCCTATCCTTTTGGTTGTATTGATAGGATTAAATTACAACCATAAGTGGTTTTGTGTCAACACCTAAAAGTTGTAAAATTGTTTGTTTGATTGCTGAGCGCATAAAAAAGCCCGCTAATATGCGGGCTTTAGTGAGACAAAAAAAATTAAAATTTTACTTTTGCTTCGGTGACAACACCGACTATGCGGCAGTTTCCATTGATTTCAATTGATCGATATTCTGGATTCAGTGGTTTCAAATACTTATGGCCAGCATCAATAACAAGTTTTTTGAAAGTGACCTCATCAGTCCCTTCTAGCTTAGCTATAACTAGGCTGCCATTATCAGCTGCAATATTGGGATCGACTAGTATCAAATGACCTTCGGGGATGCTTTGGCCAGAGCTTGAAGTCATGCTATCGCCAACCACTTTTAACCAGAAAGCGTTTTCACTGGCCGAGCTAGGCGATTCTTGCCATTCGATATCATCACCTAAATCTCTGTAGTCTACAGCTTCGCCCCATGAACCTGCTTGCACGTGGCTTATAACAGGGAGCTTCTTAGAAGGAAAGCCAAATGGAGCAGATGTCACATTACTGGACGACTCGTCAGAGTTAGCGACAATTCCAAACTGAAGCCATTCTGGTGAGCACTCTAATGCATTTGATAATTCCAAAAGCTTTCTGGGGTTGTGTGTTCTCCCATCTTCAATTTTCTGAAGAGACTGTTGGCTAATGCCCACCACTTTTGCAAGTTCTGCTTGCGTAAGTTTTAAGTGTGTTCGCTGTTGTTTTACTCGTTCTGCAATTGTCATTTTAAACCAAGCATCATTTTACGTGTTAATCATAAATCCATATTTACAACTTTTAATGTATTTGACAAACAATAATATGTTGTTATTAAATACAACCAAAAGGTGTGGAGGATATATGTCTGCTATACAAAAAGCTGTAAATATTATTGGGACTCAAACAAAAGTCGCTCGATTAATTGGTGTTAAGCAAGCCCATGTTTGGAATTGGTTGCGTCTACACAAACGTGCTCCTGCTAAATACATTCGCCGCATATCAGAAGCGACAGAGGGAAAAGTGAGTGTTGATGAGCTTCTTCAAGACCATGAATCACTCTAATACTTAGTTTATTGCTCGATTTTTAAGCAAACCACGTTTGAATGAATCAGGAGAAAACAATGAGTGAACACAAAAGTAGAGCCAGAAAAATCCTTCCAGCGCCTGATATCACCAGTGTTGTTGGCGATATCAGTGAGCTTAAAAAGGCTTGTGATGTCGCTTTAGCGTCACTTGAGTATTCAAACTTACAAGGCACGCATTTTTATCAGCACCTTGTGAGTACGAAAGAGGCAACTGAATTAGTTCTTCAAGGACTTTCTTTTAACTACATAACGCCTCGTGTCTTCGATCACGTCTGGGATGGAATCCTCACCAAGAAAGACATTGCAATGAACCGTAGGGATTAGCTCGTTATTTATAAGGTCGTAGGTGACGGCTGCAACAATAAAGCCATCTGGTGCATCCAGTTCCCGCTCTTCTTCTGGAAGATTAATCACTTCTAAGAAGCGAGGTATGGGGCCTGAAACACCTGAGAGTCTTTTGGTGATGTGTTCGCTATCTCCGATTTTTTTAAGAAGCACAATATCCATACGCATTCCTTGCATGTGTAGTAACGGAATACTCAATTTAGAACATTACATACGTGGCTTCAAGTGAAGGGCACGTTTAGTTATTTCAGGAGAAAACAATGAGTAAGCATAAGTGCAGTTTAGGCGAAGTGCAGGAGTCTCTTTCTAAGTTAAGAGTGCAGCTTTGGGCAACCTCTGGTCATTTAAGTCATGCTGGTTTAAGTGAAACCCATGCATCTCGTCAATTAAACGCAACTGGCGAAATGCTTGATCAACTTCTTGAGCTGTTATCAAGGGTTCCCATTCCAACCGAAGTCTTCAATAACGAAGGCGTGGGAATGGCGACCGAAGTAGGGCATACGTCTAATTAAGGAGAAAACAATGGATCACATTGACCAAGCGATATACGACACAGTCCATAACTCTGGGATGGGGGCGAAAGCCATCGCGCCGCTGATGGGGGTAGGGCATCAGGTTCTGATCAATAAGGCCAACCCGCAATCAGAAACCCACAAGCTCACTTTGCGCGAGTCGGTCGCCTTGCAACTGATTACCGGCAATCATGCTATTCATCGTGCCATGGGTATTGAGCTGAGTGTTCAGGCGGAAGAACGAGGGCCTGTGTTGGGCATCTTAGAGTCGGCCTTTAAAGCGGGCAAAGAGCATGGCGATGTGGTTCAGGCGATTTATAAGTCGTTAGAAGACGGCCGAATGACGATGCGCGAGCAAGAGGAATGTCAGCGGGAAATCACTGAAGCCATTGAAGCGTTAATGCAGCTTCGTGAATCGGTGCTCAAACACAGTATGAAGCAAATGAAAGGTTAGCTGCCATGAGTATGGAATTAATGGTTAAGGCCATGAAAACCAAGGTAGGTAACCCACTTCGCAAACTTGTGCTTATTAAACTCGCTGATAATGCAAATGATCAGGGTGAGTGTTGGCCAAGTTATCAGTACATCGCAGATCAATGTGAAATTGGTAAGCGAACCGTGATCAGTCACATTGATTCATTAATAGAGTCTGGCTTGCTAACGAAAACCATTCGAAAAGGCGCCAAAGGAAATTCATCTAATGTTTATGTACTGAATCTTGACGCCAAGCCAGTAAACAATGGGGGTGCAAATGCTGCACCCCCTAGTGCAAATGTCGCACCCCCTAGTGCAAATGCTGCACCCCCTAGTGCAAATGCTGCACCAGGGGGGGGTGCAAATGCTGCACCCAGAACCAGTCACTTTCTTGAACCAGTCAAAGAACCAGTCAACTCTTTGGTCGTTCCGCCCAAACGCAAAAAATCAAAACGGGCTTCTGGCGTTCCCGATGAATTTCTCGTTGACCAGCGGATGCTCGATTGGCTAACCGAAAACCAAATCATCACCGACTGGCGAACCGAGACCAATAATTTCTTGGACCATCACCGAGCCAAGGGCTCAACCATGGCGGACTGGGTGGCCGCATGGCGAACGTGGATGCGCAATTCCATGAAGTTCGCCACAGGGCGACCGGCACCGCCGCACTCAGCCAAACAGCAAGTTCACGACAGTTTGTCGAATATCCACGATACCGACTGGTAGGAGCGAAGCATGTACGATTTGTTTGATGAATTCCCAACCCCAGACGCCGCGTATTTTGAGGCCGCCAACCACGCCCACGACCTAGCGCACTGGCAACCAAGCCACTGTGCCGTTTTCGAAGCGGGGCGGCGAGTTGGCTTTGCTAAGCTGCGTCGACGTGACACCGGAGCAGGCAAGCGAGCCTTCACCAAAATCTACCAAGACGTGTGCAAAGCGTGTTTGCGTGGTGAGCGATTCAAACGTGTTGTCATCGAAGCGCCCAGCTTTGGTGAACAACTGACAGAGCAAGAATTACTGCAACGCCGAGTGATCGGCCGTGAGCGGGTTGGTCAATTGAAAAGCTTGTTAAGGGCTACGACATGAGCACAGAAAACCTCATTCGATACCACTTTGACGATGGCTCTGAAATCACCGCGAGCTGGCGTGAAGCACCGCGTGACTGTAATTACATTTACTTTTTTAAGGGAGCCTACGCCTTCCTCAAAGTGAATGATCAAGGGTTATGGAAATTAGTGGATGTTGAGTTTCAAGAATGGGAGCAGATCACTAACCCCATTCGAATTACAGAGATTATGAAGAACGCTTACCCACGGCCTTCGGGGGTTTGAGAAATAGGAGCTAAGCAATGAAAAAGCAGAAATATAAACATTGGGAAAACACACCTAGCCAGCGATTTGTAAAGTGGTTATGGAATCGCTTTGGCGTGGCAGATCGCATGCATCTAATTGCCGCAGCGATGCACGCAAGAATGGAGCAGGGAAGTTTAATGAACAAAGTGGAAAAATTGGAAAGGGAGCTTGAAAAGGAAAAGATCAAGCACCCTAATTTAGAGATTACGGCAGAAGAAATCGAAAAAATAGAGCATCAACGGCTTAGGGCTTACCTATGGCGAACCCAGCGCCGCTTTTGGAAAAAAGAAGATACTCGGGAATAGGTTGCCGTTAATCCTCTTCGAATATGAACTCCCAGCCATGTTTCTCTTCTTTCAACAAAAATTCTAAGTCGTCGAAAGAAAGGTGGCGAGCCGTGGCTGGGGTCCAGTGAAATTTCTGGACTAAATAGAAGTGAATAGCGTCTAAGCCTTTGTGTGCTTTGTAGTTTTCACGTTTTGCGATTGCATCGCCGAAAGCTTCTATTTGGAAGTGTTTTTCTGCTTGAGCTTCATGACGGAATTGCATTTTGCGGGACTCGGTTGCTGATCTCATAAATATCATCCTTTGACGTTATGTGAAGTAACAATCTAACCAAAATAGTAACAAGGTTTCAAACCACTCAACCACGTTTTAAATAGGAACAAAAAAACCATGCGCTGGCTAGACCGGGACAAACCAAACACACTGGGCGCGCTAGGATGGCGGATCATCAATGACCAAATTACCTACCTGACCGCCAGCTCAGCTGATGCAGGTTGGACAGGCGTGGGCAACACAGGGCGCATTTGTGAATCTCTACAAACGGGCGTGGTGCCAAGCTTTCAGGGCGGTGGGGAAAGCAACGCCGCCATGATGCGACAAATCCGCATGCTGTCAGCCAAAGACAAAGGCTTTGCTTGGTTGTTTGCTGACTTATCCCGCATGCAAAAGCTTTGCTTATTCGCTGCGGTGTTGGCCGAAGGACGCAAAACCACACAAGGCAAACCGCTAAGCAACGCGCGCATTGCCGCTAGCTTGCCCGTCTTTTCTGCCGAGCTGCGCATTGGCCCAGCACACAAAAGCATGAGTGAAAAGACCTTCGCCAACAACGTAGCAGAAGGGCGCAAACGCTTTATCAAACGGCTTGAAAAAGAGCTGATCAGCCTAGTAAGGAACAAGCAAACCACCAAGGCCATTGCATGACCAAACGCTCTGCCAAAACCATCACAGATGCTTCCATCCGAGCCGCCCTAAAGAGCAACAAAACCTACCTATACGACACCCGCCGCGTGGAGTTTTACATCAACGCCGCGCGCACCGGTGGCACTTTTTACGACGTGGTCTACAAAGGCAAAAAGCGCCAGCGTACCAAGCTCGCCAAGTGGCCAGCGGTGACCGCGAAAACACTCTTTGCTGAACTTCCTGCCATACGTGCCAATGCGTTGGCTGATCGGCAAGCCAGCCTCACCGTTGCCACCTACCAAACCGGCGGCGAAGTCTTACTCTGGTTCATGCAGCACATAGACGCCGACAAAACCTACTCAGAGTCCTACGTGGCCACCGCGTCCAGCTACATTGGTAACCACTTACTCGCCGTACTTCATGACTACCGCATTAGCGACATCAACAAAGCCTTGCTGTACAAACAGCTCTACATGCCCATGCAAAAGGACTACGCGCTGTCTACCATAAAAGGTGTGCTGGGCACCTTAAAAACCGCCTTTACCCGCGCCAGCGAACTTGGCCTGATCAGCACCAACCCCACCAAACACATCACTTTCAGCAGTTTTACCACCACCCAGCCAGACAGCAAGCCCGGTAAACTCAAACCGCACGACTTGCCCAACCTAGTGGCCGCCATAAACCGACAGCCTCACATGAAGCGCGTTTTCTTCATGACCCAATTACTCCACGGCACTCGCATAGGCGAAACCTGCCTCGCCAAATGGTCGCATTTTTCCTCCAACATGTTGGAATGGTACCTGCCCGCCGAGAACACCAAAAACGGCAACGAACACCGCTTGCCCATCACCCAACAGGCCATGGACCTCATCGCCAGTTTGCCCAAGCAAAGCGACTATGTATTCAGCGCCAACGGCACCAGCCCAATCGCCAAGCGCACCGTAGAACGCTGGTACCAAAGCCTGAGCGACGACGTGGGCATTAAGTTCACCAGTCACGACATACGCAAACTCGCCCGCGACTGCTGGCAAGACATGGGCATCGACTGGGTAATAGGGGAAATGCTACTCAACCACGAACGGGACGGACTGGACAAACGCTACATGCACACCCATTCCAGAGAACAGATGCGCAAAGCGTTGGGGGAGTGGGGGAGGAATATGATTTTAAGAGAATAGATTAATGTTAAAGCTAATAAATTAATAGATTAATGGTCTTATTATTAAGGCTATTAAGTTAATATTTTAGTGTGTTGATGGATTAATATTAAAGCTAATAAGTTAATATTTTAATGGTCTTGTTATTAAGGCTATTAAATTAATAGATTAATATTAAAGCTAATAGCTTAATAGATTGATGTTAAATGAAGTGAAGTTGGTTTTTTAATATTATTAATTAAAATAATGTATTGAAATCAATGGCTTGTGTTTTATTTTTTTGTTAAATGGTTAATTTTGTGTAAGATTTAATTAAAAGTTTTTTTAATATCATTGCGGATTTTTTGTTTTGAATGTATTATTTTAGAAATAATATTTTGGATTTATATTGTGTGAGGTCAGAGGATTGAAATCTTTTAAATTCATTAACGAAGCAGCAAAAAAAGAGTTCAAAAAGTTACCTAAAGAAATTCAGGTGGAATTTGGTGCCAGTATCAATGCAGTTCAACAAGGAGAGGATCCGCTTACCGATTTTGAGCACATAGGTAAAAGTGTTGGTAAAGGCGCGATAGAGCTAAAAATAAATGGCAGTCCAGCATTTAGATCTATCTACTGTGCGAAATATAACGATACAGTATACATATTACACTCCTTCTCGAAAACGACTAATGGAGTGGATAAGAAAGCTATGAAGACTGCCAAAGAGCGCTACAAGTTAATTAATTAAGCGCTACTTATGCAGCGCTTAATTCTTTGGTTGTGCATTTGAATGTAACAGTTTTATCTTTCTTGATTTTCATGGAAGGCTTGATTTGGTAGCCAACTTTAGCCAAAAATCGAATCAGCTTGTCTGCCGAAAATTTAGATACCTTCCCACTGGTAAGCTCACTGACTCTTGGTTGTGGTATATCAAGTGCTTCCATAATATCAGCCGTGGTCCATTCTTGAGCTTTGAAATAATTTCTGAGCACTAGCACCATGTCTGCACGGAACTCAAGGTCAGCAGCTTCTGCTGGATCATCTACAATGGCTTCGAATATGTTGGAGTAATGTAATTTTTCCATAGTGGTAACCTACTAGTCATAAGATACAAATTATACAAAATTTTGTATAATTTGTATCTTAGATTCTATTGACATAGCCGTCAATAATTAAGATTAATTTATTTAAATTTATCGAGAGATTGACCCCTCCTAAATCCTGATCTACTATTTCCCTGCACTGGCAAAATCCAGTGTCGGGATTGAGACCCCGTTTTACAACAGCGGCCTAGAACACGCTCCGCGTGTTTTTTTGTGGCCGAGATTCGCCTGTTATGGTGGGTCTTTGTTTGGGCAGCATTCGTGCTGGCCGTTACCTGTTGGCGGTAGTCTCAACCTGAACTTAGATCCACCACCTTAATTGAGATTGAGACCTTTGTTATGGTGGTCAATGATGACAACAGGAGGCCATAGATGGCTCACTTAATGATTGCTTCAAAAGACATCCGTACACTCGACGGATTGTATTCCCTTAATGATCTTCATAAAGCGGCTGGAAGTGAAAGACGACATTTGCCAGCACAGTTTCTTAGAAATAATCAAACCCGAGAGTTAATAGATGAAATTGAAAACTATGCTAATTCGCATAGTTTAGTAATAAAGAAAACTCAGGGGAGAAATGGCGGTACCTATGTCTGCAAAGAACTGGTATACGCTTACGCCATGTGGATCAGCCCGAAGTTCAACCTAGAAGTCATCCGCGCCTTCGACCAATCCCAAACAGAACAACCGCCAGAACCCACCCAACAAAGCCTACCCAATCCCATCCAAGACGACGAAAAACTCAAACTCATTAACGACGTGGCCAAATCTTTAGGCATTATCGAAAGCATCGCCGTCGTCTCCGCCACCGACATCATGGACATGGTCCAAACCATCCGAAACTACCAACAACTCGCCAAAATCCAAACCAACCCCGCATGGGTCGACCAAACCATCGAACGCATCAAAAACGCCACAGGAAAGCACTTCGGGGAGGGTTAGAACAGAGAAGGACAAGGGGCGAAAGCCCCTTGGTTATTTGTGTTTTTAGGTCATCTTTTTTCAAAGCTATCCATGAGCTTTAATTTCTCGACTAATTTTTTTAGAATTTCTTTTCTATCGAAGTCTTCAAGATACGTTCTATAGCATCTAAAAGTGTTTTTTAGCTCATTCCATGGAGCAATATCACAATCATTCGTATTTAAGATGCTGTCTGCATGATTGCGATCTTCTTCATTTACTATGTTACCGGCATAACAAGATATACGGTAACGGTTTTCATTATCCTCTGAAGACCCAAAAGATAGGGCAATATCTGAGTTTGAAATCCATGATTGGTAAGCAAACCTCATTACTGGAGAGCCGTCCCAATTGTCTGCTTTGACGTTAATTATAACGCCTAACTCAGTACTTAACTGAATTTGTAGTTGCTCTTGAAATGCTTTTAATGATTGATCTTGTAATTGTTGAGCTTCTCTAAATCGAGATAAGTTGGCTATAACATAGTCAATGTTTTCTTCAGGGTAAGAGGAAGTACTCATTATACTCTCCAGATGTAATAGAAATTCACGTAGCAGAACCGTCCACTTATTGAGTGGTTGCTTAAAAAAATACTCAGCGAGTCTGTGCTTGATCGAGTCGATAAGACGTGGGTAACTAATACCGATCCATTTATCGAAGTCGGTTGGTGTTGCTCCTGAAGGAGAAAGGACAATGAAAATAGCTTCTTTATTCTTAAAGCGCTTTTCTTCGTTTTTAGTGAAATGGTTTTGATAGTCATCAAACGGGTTATTTTGTTCATGAAAAATCTTGTTTTCGATTATCATTACCCAGTCTTTACCTTCAAAAATCAAGTCTATACGTTTGTTAGACGATGTTATTACTTCTCTTTCTGGCGGTGTTGATAATGAGCAGCTAATCGATTGAAGTTTCTCTGGCAATATATCGACAAGAGCCTCTAGCACTAGTGAACCCAAACCATGTTCGCCATTGTTATTGCAGAAAAATGCTAAAATATCTGTGGTTGGGTTTTCATAATATCCACGACTACCGATGCTGAAAATAGTGGCCTCTGGTGTATTTGGTTTCGGTAATTGTCTTAATGTATCTAAAAAGCTTTGTATCTGTTGCAGTGTCGACATACTTTGTCCTTTTGAAATGCCGTAATTGTTTTATCCTGTTGCTGGTCACTTACACAAGTTGTCAAGATAGCATAAATTATTTGACCTCATTTCATTTCCTGTCGAAAAGCAGGAAATCTTTACTGTAACAAAAATTTACTTGGTCATTCCCGCTACTTAAAATTATGCTGTATATTTATACAGTATTTTGGTGTTAATCATGCGTGTGACTTATCTTGGTGTGTCTGAGTCGGCAGCGTTTATCGCGGCCAATAGTGTGCGAATCCCGCTTTATGGCGATTCTGTGTCGGCGGGTTTTCCATCACCGGCGCAAGATTTTGTTGAGAAAACGTTGGATTTGAATGATTTGTGTATTGCCGATCCAAATGCCACTTTCTTTGTACGAGTGAGTGGCGATTCTATGAAAGAGGCAGCTATTTTTCATGATGATGTGTTGGTGGTTGACCGGTCTCTCACGGCCAAGCATGGGGACGTTGTGATTGCATGCATTCATGGTGAAATCACGGTGAAGACGCTTGAGCTGAAACCGAATGTGTTGCTTCGCCCGAAGAACAAGGCTTACAAGGCGATTCCCATTACGGAGGAATCAGGCTTGGAGATAATGGGCGTGGTGACTTGTGTGGTGCGCAATGTGGCGCGTGGTGTTTAGTGTGTACGATTTTTGTACATTTTTATTGGAATAAGCCATGTTTCATTGATAAGGTAATTTTGAGGCTCAAGGCGTAACGGGTCCGATCTGATGATTTTTAATTTAAAGATGGGAGTTTAAGGATGAAGACGTTTGTTACTGCTTTATTGTTGGTGTTTGTTACTGGCTGTAATTCGCAGAGTATGCAAGGTGGCGAGCGCTCAGGCGGTGGGGGAAGCGACCTTTTTTCGTTTAGTAAGGAGAATGTTGGCGCCATTCGCGTTATTGGCTACAACGTGGAAGGTGGTTATAAGAGTGAGGCCAGTGTGGATACTGTCGTAGAAAATATGACTACGATTGGGTATGCGGATATTTGGGCTTTGTCTGAGGTTACGGTCAGTTGGGAAGACGAGTTGTTGGATGCGGTTGGGGATGAATTTACTGCCATTTCTACCAATGGCGCTATTGATACAACTGATACTCTGATGCTTTTGATTGATACCGGTAAGTTTCGTTTGTTGTCGACTGATGAGTTGTTGGGTTTGAAAATTCATCGTTATTCGCGACCACCTTTGGTTGCCACGCTTGAGGATTTGTCTTCTGGAAAGATTTTCCAGATTATGGTTAACCATTTGGAAAGGGGAAATGAAGAAGGCCGCCATACTCAAGCTAAGAAGCTGAATGCTTATGCGAGTGGTGTTTCTTTGCCTATTATCGCTATGGGTGATTATAACTTTGATTGGGATCTTAACCCTGGTAGTGATTATCGCGATGCGGGTTATGACTACATGACGAAAAATGGTGTTTTTAGTTGGGTTAAGCCTGTGAATATGATCAAAACCAGTTGCTCTCCAGGCTATAACAGCATTTTAGATTTTGCGTTTGTTACGTCGGATGTTGGTGAAGCGGCTTCGGATATTTTGCTTCGAGATGCAGAATATTGTGAAGATGATGAAAGCAAGCCTGATCATAGACCTGTTGAGTTATTGTTTAGTCTTTAATGCGATTTAAAAGCCACCTTCGGGTGGTTTTTTGCTATTGGCAGTGTAAGGAGGGGTGGAAGTGGAGATTCTCTTTTTTATAGTCGTTGTGATTTTGGTTGTCTCTTTTATGGGCAATTCTAATAAATCTAAAGGTTCCAAGCAATCCAATGTAAGCATAAAAAAAACACCTTGTACTTATTGTGGTATGACTGGAAAGGTAGAGGAAGTTTATACCGAACGTGATAATCATTTGAGTGGGGCAAGGATGGTTGAAAAACGGCGTACAGTTACGTGTCCAAACTGTCTTGGTAAAGGGCATCATTGAAGTATTAGTAAAATCTAAGCCACCTTCGGGTGGTTTTTTTGTGTTTGATGGATTTGGTTGGCTGGTCATCATAGCGTTGGGGAGATCTACAAGTTAATGTATATACTATGTGTTTTTATGTTTTGAGGGATCTATGGCTTATTACTGGGTGAATTTAGGAGATACATTTAAAGAAGTGCTTAAAGGTGAATTTTTGTGGGCGCCAGCGCATAGCTTCACTTCAAAGGGCAATAAAACCGTTAAGGCTGGCTGGAAAGCTGTGCCTAATGTGGTTAAGGGAGATATCATTTTTTGTTATTGGAAAGGTAATATAATTTACACAGCAATAGCCAAAATGGATGCATATGAGTCAATTAAGCCCTCTGCAGCAGTTTTTTCTAAATGGCCAATGGATGGTTACAAAATTGATGTGGACCTTCTTGAACTTGATCATATGGTTTCTATCGATTCATTTAGAGATACCATTTACGATCTATATAATGACTACTGCGTTCCTAAGCTTTTAAATTCAGTTAAAAAGGTTTCTGAGAACTATATGATCTCAATACCTGATAGTGCTGCAAATATAATTCTCCAGGAGCTTGGTGATGCTGTTTTTGATTTAGAGTTTAAAGCTCAGAAATATAGTCCTAATCTTTTCGCAAAAAAGGAAACAAAGACTAAAAAGTCGGTTGATCGGACCGTGAAAGAATCCATTGTGAAGTCAAGAGTTGGTCAAGGGCAATTTCGTAAAGATGTTTTAGCTTTGTGGGATAACACTTGCCCTGTTACTGATATCAAGATGCCATCACTTTTAGTTGCTTCACATATCAATCCATGGAATTCCTCTAATAATGAAGAAAGATTAGATGCTTACAATGGGTTACCTTTGTCTCCATCAATCGATAAGCTGTTTGATAAAGGCTATGTGTCGTTTAGCAATGATGGTCATTTACTTAAAAGCGATAAAATAGACGATACGTCGCTTAGATTATTGGGGATTGACCCTGAAATGAAAATAAGTGGTCTGACTGAAAAGCACGCTTATTACCTTGCAAAACATAGAGAACTATTCAAGTTCGAAGCAAAGGATTAGGTTGATGGAAAATTTTGATTTCATTACTTTTGTTGTTTCGGCAACCATAGCTGCGGTAGGGGTTTTTGTAGCGTTCCTGGTTTGGCTTCAAAGTCGAAAAGACGCAAAGCTGGCAAAAGAAACGGCAGAATTTACAAGAAAAACAACTGAAGAGGCGGCTAAGCATGCAAAAGAAACCGCGGTGATGTCTGTGAAACCTCACTTATCAATTGTGTCATATAGAGACCAACCAAAATTTACTGCCACACTGGAAAATAATGGCTTAGGGCCAGCAATGATTAACAGTTTTGATGTTTATCTTGATGGGGAATTGGCTTCGGGTAATGAGAGTCATCATGCTTTAGAGGTTGCTATTCAGGAGCTTGATTTAAAAATATCTGATTTTTCGAGTGAATATCTTACTTCTGGTTATGCATTTAGACCAGCTAGTGACGTTGTGCTCATGGAAATCGTATTAAATGAAAATATTACTCAGGCTCCGGATCACATACTAGCTGAGTTAAATAGAATTGATTTTGTTATTGGATATTCTGATATCTTTGGCAATGCTCAAGAGCCATACGATAAACGTGGCAAGCGTAAGTTTTGATAAAAATTAGTCGTACATGAACCACCTTCAGGTGGTTTTTTTGTGCCTGAATGAAACGTTTTCTTTAAAAATTATCTGTGATTTGCCGCCAACATGCCGCCATTGAGTTGCTAAGGGGCTTCTCTCTAGCCCAACAAAAACAAGCCTTTAACCATTAAATGTCGCTTTCATAAGAAGAGAACGACATTCGATAAATACGCGCGTGAGGCTTGCGAGCCTAGGAATTAGCCGTTACAGTTTATTCAAGCTGTCATTCTTGTGTGTGGCGGCAACACAATTTAGAGCCTCGCTTGTTGCGGGGCTTTGTCATTTCTGGGCCTCGCATCTTGCGGGGCTTTTTCGTTTCTGGACTGGACGCACTTTATGAAATTCCTGCCCGATGAGCTTATACAAACTGCAGTTTTCGTGGTGGTCGGAGTGCTAGGTGGTGCTGTGAAATATCTTCGCGACTTTCAATACAAAGCAAAGAAATTCTCGTTAATTCATATGCTTATCGCTGTGTTCACTGGCGGTTTTCTTGGGATGCTGACCTATTTTTTGTGTACTTCTCTCAATATGGGCGGGCCACTTACTGGGTTTATGGCGGGTGTGGCAGGATTGATGGGAGACGAAGCCATAAAGCTATTCATAGATCGATTTAAGCGAGGTTTGTCATGAGTTTGGATCTGAATCAATTACGCGAATTCGTTGTGATGCCAACGCTTTCTAACCTAGGCATGTACAGCCTAGCGGCCGAGCAGTTGGTTATGGGGACGATCACGCAGGAATCGCGTGCTGTCTACTTGAAGCAGCTTGGTAAAGGCCCTGCATTGGGGCTGATCCAGATGGAGCCAGCAACACACCACGACCTTTGGGTGAACTTTATCCATTACAAACAAGCGCTTATCAGTGATTTGCGCGGTTTGTTGTCTGGTGAAGCGGATGACGTGTATGAGGTGAGTGGGGTGCCTGACCCTCTTGAGCTAGTCAGTAATTTGAAATACGCCGTGGCAATGTGTCGTGTGCATTACTGGCGTAAACCTCAGTCTATGCCGCAGGCCAATGATATAGCGGCATTAGGGGAATATTGGAAAGATCATTACAACACTTACCTGGGGGCTGGAACGGTTGAAGAGTTTATCAATAACTTTCCATCTGAGTTGTATGGGGATGGATTAAATTTGGAGAAGCAAAAATGACTACGATTTTATTAGCAATTTTTAAGACAATGCTCACTAAATTGGTGACTGAAAAGGTGTTAATTGCGGTGTTCTTACATGTGGCCGAATTCCTGACAAAAAAGAGCACGAATACTCTCGATGATAAGCTTGTTGACGAAGTAAAAAAAGCTCTCAACGAATCGTGATTTTTGTCTAAATTCGAGTGTTTTTCGTTTTGTCAAAAATTCCACAAAATGCTAACAAAATAGCTCACCTCTAATATGTGCAATAAATGTGCAAATTTGCCGTTTTTTAGGTCATTCCTGATCGATCGGTCAGCTTTTTCGGTTGATTGTAATATATTGATTTATATAGAAAAGGTACTCTCTACAGGGCCCTTTTTTCTGCGAGTCATAGACGCGCGGCCTCACAGAAATTTTTCAGAAAATGGCTTCTATTACCCATTCCCATTTAACCATAACTCTTATGAATAGAGGGTAAATCCTTTATGGCTACGAAAGCACAGCTTGCCGCTGCTTTAGATGTGAATGTGAAGACGATTCGCAATCATGAAAAAGAAGGTTATGCCGTTGTTTATGATGATTCAGACTCAATTGACATCGAAAAATCGGTACATGCTTATGTGAGTTACCTATCAGAAACTGTTCGACAGTTAAGAGCAAATAATGGGAGGAAAACGGGGGGAAGCAGAAGAAACAGTAATCAACCCAAAACCCTTGATGATTGGAAAAAAGAGAAGGAAAAGCAGGCGGCCATAAAACTCCATTTACAAAATGGTCGTGAAAGCGGTGAGTTAGTCCCTTATGACGCGCTTTTAGAGTTGGTAAATGGCCCACTTTCGATGTTTAGAAGGCGGCTTTTAGATGTACCAAACCAGTTACAAAAACGCTTAAAGCTATCTCCCAAAGAGGTGAAATCGATTGAGCAAGTCGTAGAGGGCGCTTTTGACAGTTTAAATGAGCTTGGAAATGATGAATTACCGTCGCTTATCGAGAACATTCTCGAAAAATATTCTAAGCATTACGTCCCCGCCGAAGAAGGTGCCGCTGATACCGTGGAGCAAGGAAAATTATAACTCCGATGCTCAGATTTACCCGCCTAAGTCTTTTCAAAAGGCTTGGTTGCTTGCAATGGAATCACCTTTCATTGAAAAAATAGTTCTATCTAAGAGTGCTCGGGTTGGTTATGCCATTTTTATCAATACGTCTGTGGCATGGCTGGTCTCAAATGACCCTAGCAACATCATGATTGTTCAGAACACTCAGGGCGATGCCGAAAAGTTTGCGACGAAAGAGATAGGTAAGGTGTTTAGTCACTGTGTGCCAGTGATTTCTAAGCTGTATGGCAAAAACACCACCACAGAGAAGAGCTTTTTTGGCGGTGATTTGTCCATAGTCTGGGCCACATCGGCCAGTAGCTTTAGGATGGTGACCATCAAGTATCTTTTCATGGACGAGATATCGGGTTGGACCGACAATGTAGACAAAGAGGGTGACCCAATTGATTTGGCGATCACTCGAACTGAAAGTGAAGGCCAGCGCAAAATTGTACTTGGCTCCACACCAAAGGAAGCAGGCACTTGTAAGATTACCCGCGAGTTTTTGCAAACCGATCAGCGTTATTTGTATGTGCCATGTCCACATTGTGCTTTCAAGCAGAGATTAAAATTAGAGAACTTTCGATTCTCTCCTAAAAACTACAAAAATGCCCATTTCGTTTGTATTCATTGCAGCGGCAAGATAGAAGAACATCATAAGTTCAATATGGTGGAAGCCGGTGAATGGCGTGCTACTCGTGAATTTGAATGCTGCGGCGTTCATCAGACACCAGAAAAGTGGGATGAAACCGGCAGCGCACTGTGCTGCAAATGTGGCGAACCAGGTGACACCAACGAACGTGGCAAAATAGACGCAGGCTTTCATATTTGGTCGGCTTACAACGACAACCCCAATACCTCTTTGCCATCGATTGCCGCTGAATACGATAAGGCGAAAAAAGACCCACGAAAGATGCAGACCTTCATGAACACGAAGGTGGGTGTCGAATATTCTGATGCCGCGCGAATCCACAAACTCAATAATTTTGAGGCCTTATACCAACGACGAGAATATTACTCGCCAATGGAAAGCTTACCGGAGCAAACGTGCTGTGTGCTGGCAACGATCGATACCCAAAAGGATCGGTTTGATTATCACTTTTGGGCCATTGGAGATCGCGGTGAAATGTGGGCGGTTCACTATGGCAAAGTCCATGGAGACCCAGAAGACGCCGCGACACAGCAAAGCCTCATTCATGAATTAGAAACCGAATTCACCTTATCCGATGGGCAATCCATTGGTGTGTTTGCAGCGGCCATGGACTGTAATGGTCATGCTTGGAAGGCTATGCTGGAGTTTTGCGCCCCGTATCAGGGGTGGATCTTCGCTATTCGTGGTGAAGTGAACGCCAAAACCAAATTCAAGCCAGAATTCACACTCAGCTTTAAAGTACACCCCGAAGTGAAGTGTGAGTACCGCAGCCTCAATGTTCACCAGCTTAAGAACCGAGCGGCAGAACGACTAAACAACGAAGCCCCCGGTAAAAACTACATTCACTTTCCCGTGAGTGATGTGTTTGATCTAACGTATTTCCAAATGCTCACCGCCGAGGAACTAAAAGGCAGTGGCAGCAATGTGAAATGGGACAAAAAGCCAGACCAAAAGCGCAACGAACCGTGGGATTTACTCGTGTACGTACTGTGGTTATGGGACTTTCTGCGCCCCGAAATCAAACACGCCTCCCCACAGGAACCACTAGGTCTCATTGACCCTAATGCACACAAATCCTCGGACGACGTGATAGAGAACGATTATGGCGACTACTACGAAACGTCAGATTATGGAGATTACTAATGCCGATCTATTCCACTGAAGACAATCTCAAAATCGTTCAACAAGCCATCACCGACCTAGTGCAAGGCAAGCGCAAAGTAAGAGTGGAGTACACCAACCCGCAAGGTGGTCGCACGGCTATGCAATACACAGAAGTGAGCTTGTCCGAGTTACGTGGTTTAGAGCGTCAAATGATCAGCGATTTGCAAGCCGCGCCCCTTATGGAAAGCGTTGATGTCGAGGTGCTATTTTGAGCTATTCTAGTGTTGCCAAATCCCCCTTATTCAAAGGGGCTGAATTGCATGATAACGAAAAGAGCGAAAGCCATCTTTTAAAAGAGATCACCGCCAGTCATCACCTCATTCGTAACAACCCATTATTGCGAGTAGGGGCGTCTCGCTTTCGGGCAAGCTGTATTGGTGGTGGCGCCAAACCAGTATTTGATCCTGAGTTATTCAACGAAGCTTTTATCAAACGCTTTCAAGAATGGGAGCTGTATTGTGACTTCTATGACAATACCAACTTAGCCGGTGTACAGGCATTGGCCGTCATGACCATGCTACTGGACGGCAGTGCTTTCCTAGTTCGTCGACGCACCTTGCACCCCATTCCTTTGCAAATTCAAGTTGTCAGTCCACTTAGTTTGGCAATCGATTTAGAGCTAACTGGGTCAAGTAGCTATGTTCGTGGCGGCATCATGTACGCAAAGAACGGTAAAATCAAAAAGTACGCTTTTTATAAACTGCCAAGAGACCATCCAGACTTTGATGAAGACTCGGTGAACTGGCTCCCCGCAGAAGACGTGATTCACCTGCGTGACGTCGTGCATGTGTCACAAAGCACAGCGCAACCTTGGATTTCCCCAGGGGCTGACTTCGCCAAGCAATACCAGGACAACCAAACCGTTGAAATCAAATCTCGAATGAAGCGAGTAGGGCAACAAGTGTTTGCTCTAAAAGAAGCCGAAGTGAGCCAAACGATGGCGGGTCCAAACAGCCAGAAATCCCCAAGCAAATTGGTCCATCACGCAGGCGGTGTGACCTTTCTGAATGGCGTCAAAGAAGTGAAAACCGCTTCACCAGCCGAGATCGCGGGAAATTATCAAGAGCACAACAACCAAGTGCTCCGCATGATCGCCGGTTTACTGGGTATTACCTACGAAATGCTCACAGGTGACCTAACCCAGGTGAACTACTCTAGCATTCGAGCGGGCATGATCAACCACCGCAGGCTGATTAGCCAGCTACGAGACATCATGCTTGGCCCTGCTTTTAATCGTGTGCTTGGCTGGTTTATTGACGCCTATCACCTCGCCAACACAGACGGCTTACCCAACTACTTTGAAAACCCATACACCTACCTGAATCCCACGTGGATTTGGCCAGAATGGGAAGAAATCGACCCACTCAAAGCGGCCAAGGCGCTAGTGCTCGAAGTTCAGAACGACATCACCTCATTGGAAGAAGTATCAAACAGCCGAGGTAAAACGCTGGATAAACATCTTGATGGGGTGAAACGCAGTCAGGACGCCAAACAAACAAGAGGAATACAAGATGCGCCATCTACTGCAATTGATGACGAACGCTCCGATGATGATGACGATTGACGCTCATCAGGCCAATCTCAGTTTACTTAACCAGTTTTACCTGAATCCAGAGCTGTTCTTTTCTAATGAACAAGAAACGCACAAAGACACTTTTTGCCACATCGGCATCTTTGGTCCAACGTCACACCGTTTTAATGGCCTAGACGCGCATTGTAACCAAGTACTGTCTTATCGATCGTTGCGCCAAAGCTTCAATGCCCTTGTTGAAGACGACTCCGTGAAGAGCATCTTTGTGGAATTTGATGGCCCCGGTGGAGAAGCAAGTGGTTGTTTTGATCTGGCGAACTTAATCAAAGACATTAGCGCGATCAAACCAGTGATTGGCTTCATCAATGGTGGTTCTTACTCAGCCAACTACGCACTGGCCAGTGCGTGCACTGAACTGTATGCCAGCCCTCACAGCATGGCCGGTTCCATTGGCGTGATCTTTGGTCGCCGTGAAGTTCACAACGACAAAGAAACCATTACCTACTTCACCACAGGGGAAGCCAAAGCCGATGGCTCACCGCATTTGGCATTGAGTGACGAAGAGCGAGCGAGACACCAGACCATGGTTAACCAACTAGGCGATGCGTTCTTTCAGCTAGTGGCTCACAACCGAGGTATCGAAGCGGCTCAGGTGCAAGCCCTTCAAGCGAAATCCTTTACCGCTCGTGACCTACTGGCTCACGGTTTAATTGACGACATCAAAACAGAGGAAGAAATCCACGCCATGATGACAGACGCAAAGCACAAGCGAATTGTCGCCGAGATTCAAGCCACTCATGAGGCTGAAACAGCCGACATGAAAGAACAGATCCAAGCGCTACAAACCTCGCTGCAATCACAGGAAAGCTCACACAAAGAGCTCGCCCAGAAAATTAACCAGCTTGCCCAAGCCGCCGGAGTACCAGAAATGGCAGGGCAACTTATTCAAGACAACGCCAGTGAAGAAGCGGCAGCAAAAGCGCTAAAGGAAGCCGCCGCTAAAAAGGACGAAGACATTTCATTAACCAGCGGGTTGGAGTCATCCAAGGATGAAGACTACGACATGCTACAACTGATTGAGGAAGCGTAATGCAAGAGATTCATAACAAAGTCTCCGAGTCGCTGATTCTTCTTTGGGCTCATGAACAAGGGGAAATGTGCATTAAGCAAATCGATGCAGCGGCTTCCCAACCAGAGTGGGCTATCGTGACAAAAGAAGGTGAAGCCTTGTCCGTATCTGATGAAAACTACGATGGCAGTGATGCCTACGGTATTCATGCGGGTGGCGGCAAAGTGTACTGGGCCAATTGCGTATTCAATACGCTCTACATTGCGTGGCCAGAAGGGGTGACCGAGCCAATCAAGGCCTTGATCACCGAACAGCTTGAAAAAGCATTCATCGTTATCAAAGAAGGGTCACAGTAATGGAAAGAGAATTATTCGATCACGAGGCGTTTTCAAACGTCGCTCTCACCGCGGGCTTTAATGCTTCCGTTCACATTGATGCTGCCGTGCTGGACATGTTCACAGTGGAAAATGTAGAGCATCGTAATGTCATGATTGTGAAGTCAGGCCAACAGCTTCAAGTCTTGATGCCAGGTGAAATCGGCCAAAACCCCAACATCGACGAACACGATGCCGAAAGCGCGGTACCGGTGCATTTGATTCGCTATCCGTTTGATACGCGAATTGTGCCAAGTGATTTAACACGCATTGCTTCTTTGCGTGATAAAAAAATCAAAGCTCAAGAATTAGCGGCTTTGGTCAAAAGTCACATGGGCAAGCACAAAGACAACCATCGCTACACGGCTGCTTTTACCGCCTATTCCGCATTGAAAGGAAAGGTGAAAAACAAGAAAAACAAAGTGCTGATCGATCTTCACAAAGTGCTGGGTGTAGAAGAGCGCAAGCTGGATTTGAAACTAGGTACAGCCGGCACAGATGTTCCCAAATTGCTAAAAGCGCTTCGTAAACAAACGGTTGATAATGCCAAAAAGCACGGTCACTTAACCCTGCAAGGCGTCGAGTGTCGTATTGGTCAAGAAATGATTGAACGAATCTTGAATCACGACAGCATCAAAGCGTTTTACAGTGAAGAAATCCACGCCAAACGTGTGGTGGCTTTCGCGGATGACCCAAGTGAAATCAATATTTGTGGTATCAAATTCATTGCGGACGAAGCCGATGAAGTGGTCACCAAAGGCGCCTCTTTCCCAGTAGGCATCAAAGGCTTATTTGGAATGCTCCGAGCACCTGCGGACGTGCTGCACGCCAGCTCTGCAAAAGCCCGTGAATGTCACATCACCACCAAAGAGCTAGACCACGACGAAGGTTTGGAAATTCGCTCTCGTGCGATTTACTTGCCGATCGCTCGTGATCCTTCCTTGTTAGCAGAAATCTTCTCTTCCAACTAGCCATTCTCCTTCCAAATACTTAATCAAAATCACATGAGGCGTTTATGAATCTCAGGCACCATGCTGACTTAGACGCCTTAAAAAGTGACATTGATGAGTTGTTTGGCATACAGGCGACATGGCTCTCTAAAGCCGGGCAAACCGGCACACTGACAGGGACGTTCTCTTTTATCGAAAAAGAAATACACACTCACTCAAAGGCAAAGCAAGCGGGTCAAATCTACCTAGATACCGTGATTGCCACGTTCTGCGTTAGACCAAACCAATGTGTGTGTGAAGACGGTGACACGCTGCAGATAGATGGTGTGGATTATCTGATACTACCTTTCAACAAAGGGGAATTTGAAACGGTATTACCCCTTAAAGTGACCCAACAAAAAGACCACAGCTGGCGCTGACATGATTTTAGAAATTCATTTAGGAAGCGAAATCGCTGAATTAGAAGAGCAGCTCGAGCTATCCGTTCGTCAGTTGCAGAAGGCCGTCACCCGCACGCTAAAGAAAACGGCTCGTTGGCTAGAAACCCACACCAAACGAGAGCTGGGTGTGGCGTTAGCCGTACCACAGCGAGTTTTGGCGGCGCGCTACTACAAAACCTTTTATCTAAAAAATGGAGAGCGAACGGTGAGTGTTTGGTTTGGCTTAGCCCCCATTTCCGTTTATTCACTTGGTAAAGCCAGACAAACCGATGTTGGTGTCAGAGTGGGTAAGCATCATTTTGTAGGGGCCTTTATCGCGACGATGAAGTCCGGCCATACCGGCATCTTCAAAAGAAAATATGCCGCTGGTGGCCAGCGCACCAAACGACAAGACGGACAATGGACAGAGTTGCCCATTGAAGCCGTCACTATGGAAATTGATAAGATTGCGCAACCCATCATTGAACGCTATCACGCCAGAGCCGAGGCGCGATTCAAGCAGATACTCAAGCAAGAAATACATTTTGCAATGAACATAGAGGGGCAGTGAGTGGCAACCCATATCAACTTAAGCGATGTACACCAAGCCATCATCGATGCCCTGAAAGCGCGCTTCCATAGAGTCACCATAGACAGCTATGACCCAAATGACAATCTCGAAACGCTCGCTCCGGCGTGCTTGCTGAATATAGAAGAATTACCCAAAGCCCCAGATGTGGGCGATGGCCGTTATCCTGTTGTGGCGCAACTTGCCATCCATTGTGTACTGGGGCGAGAAGTGCCAAACCTACAAATAGAGCTCCAAGAGTTTGCCGTCGCCGTTTCCCAATTTGTTTATGAAAAGGGCATCTGGTTAACCGGTTCTGTAGTTGAAAAACCGTTCAACATCGAAGCCTACCCCGGCAACTTTCGCAAAGAAACTCAAGGTGGCTTTGATTCATGGGTAGTGAATTGGGAGCAAAAACTCTACCTCGGCGCGTCCACTTGGCAGCCCGAAACGATCAAAAGCGGCATTCGATTAGCAACCAACCCAATCGATGAAAACGACCAAGACGAGTACCGGAGTATTTAATGCGACAGCTTGTTGAAGCCATGGTGCGAGATATGTTGTCCCCATACCTAGATCGCATTGAAGAACTCAGTGAAGAAACTGAAGACCTAAGAAGACGCCTTCAAAGCGCAATTCGTTTGGGCTTTGTCAGCGAAATACATGAATCCAATACGTTAATTCGAGTTCAGCACGGCGCATTGAAAAGCCCCTTCATTCGGTGGTTTTCTTCTGCAGCAGGCGCGACCACAGATTACCGTTGTCCATCACTAGGAGAGCAAGCGGTATTACTGAATTACGGAGCTGGAAACAACGGCACACAAACCGTCGCATTGATAGGTTTATTCAGCGACACCTTTCCAGCCTCAAGTCAGGATGCCAATGAAATTATCCGCTGTTATCCAGACGGGTCTTTGGTGTCATATCACACTCAAAAGCATCAAATGACCATCAAATCGGTTGGAGACCTAAGCATCAATGTAGGTGGCTCAGCCGTGGTCGCCGTGGAGCAAAATGCAACCGTCGACGTAAAGGGCAAAACCGCACTGAAATCTTCTGGTGATACCACAGTAGACGCGGCAAACATCAAATTAAACGGTGGTACTGGTGTCGTTACGGGTGCACACAAATGCATGATCACAGGCTTACCCCATGCAGACTGTTCATCCACCGTCACCGCAGCTAAGTGATAGGAGACAACCTAGATGGCATTAAATCCAGAGAAACTGGCATTAGACATTGAGGCTGCCATGCAAGCCAAAGGCTTTGATCCACTCGCGAACAAAGCCGCAGGGCATGAATGGTGGTTAGCCTTTGCGGAAGGCATTGTGAATCACATTACACAAAACGCCGAGGTTGCCGTGGCAAGTGGTTCATCGGCAGGTACCTACAAAGTCACTTAATAACAACAGAAGGTGAGCGCATGATAGGCATTGATCGTAAAACTGGAAGGACAATACAAGACTTTGAACAGCTCGTTAGTCGCATCACACAGGTGATGACCACACCCAAAGCAGGGCGAGTGAAACGCGCCAACTTTGGCAGCGATGTTAGGCAATACTTAGGCGCGAATATGACAGACAGCACCTTAATTCGTCTTCAATCGGCCGCCATTGAAGCCTTCTATGAACCCGAAAATGGCTTAACGGATTTTGTGCCTTCACGCTGTGTTGCCAGGCGTTTAACCAATGGCCTTGCTCTGTATTTTGAAGGGCAATGGAAGGGAAAGAAAATAGAATTTGAGGTACCACTGGATGTTTCCCCATCAAAATCCACTGCCTAAACCTGAGATCATCAAAACCCCCAGTTTCGATAACTTATTTCAGACCATTAAAAACAATGTGTTGGGTTACCTGCAAGAACATGCCCCAGACGACGTGGAAGCCGTAGCGGAAACCTTTGCGAATCAAGCGGAGCTTATGACCAAGCTTACAGAAGCTTTCACCGTGATATTGCAAAGCCATTTTCGACAAATGAATGCGCAGGCTCTGCAAATGTTTGGCATGTACGCTACAGATGACGACATGGTCGATCTGATCGTAAGCCAGCTTGGAATTGAACGACAGATTATTGATGAGGGCGACCCAAATGCCTTTCCTAAAGTACCAGCCACCATGGAAAGCAACGATGCACTTTTAACTCGGTATTACCTAGCGGTGTATGCCTTAGCCACGACGGGGACGCGGTCGGGTTATCGCTTCAATGCCATGACGCTAGGCGGCCGCCCAAAAATGACCGTTGAAAGCAATGAAACGAAAAAAGTCATTGTCACCTACGAGTTTGAAGAGCACGACATGGCAGGGCAAACCAAAGACGCCCAAGCTCGCCAAGTGGCTCCAGGTGAAGTGGATTGCTACATCCTATCTCACTCAGGCAATGGCACACCAAGTAACGAGCTATTGCAAGCCACTCAGGCTTATCTTGAACGAGATGACATCGCGCAAGAAACCGATTTACTCACCGTCAAGGCACCAGCCATCGTGAACTGGTCATGCGAAGCCGTACTTTACATCCGCACGGGCCCTGATGCAGATGTTGTAAAAGCCGCAGCAGAAAAAGCCATAAAAGAGTATGCAGAGCAACAGCATCGACTTGGCGGCAATATCGAACTTTCTATGCTTTACAGCGTGTTGCTTAAAACCACTGGCGCTCATCGAGGCGACATAGTGCAACCTAATCAGCCGTTGCGTTGCCAATACAACGAGGCACCTTACCTTGAGTCAGTCAAATTTACCGTCAACACTGAAAACCTATAGTGTCCTACCGGATAATCGTAGTTCACTAGAACGTGCCCTAGAGCTTGTTTTGAGTGAAGCCCTGTATTCGATTAATCATCCATATCCTGAACTGCTATATGCGTATAAAACTCAAAAAGAAGTAGTTTCTAACCTAGCTGCTGAAAAACAAGTGCCGATTTGGGATACGGAAGATACAGAGCAAGTTAAACGGAATTTAGCAGGGAATGCTTGGAAAGTTCGGCAGTTGAGCGGCACCAAAGCGGGGCTGGCGCTGGCTTTAGAATCGTTTGAATTCTTAAGCGAAATAAAATCTTGGTATCAACAAGTACCAAAAACAGAGCCGTATAGCTTAGACATTGTTGCGTGGGAAAAGGGTAACAAGCCCGTAAATGTGACCAATGCTAAAAAGCTTATGGCCTACATAGAAAACACCAAATCAGAGCGTGACAACATTGAACTGTCCTTGATGTTTGGGGTGGAAACAAGCTTAGGGTTGGTGGGAGCGCGAGCGCCATCAATCAATGTAAAAGAGGCCCAGGCAGGCGCCAACCTTTGGCCAATGCCGAAAGCGAGTGTGTCGTTATCCATTGCTGCCGCCATTCCGCCAGCGGTAACCATTCAGCCGCTTAACCTTCAAGCCTTCATTCCCGTGATCAAAAGTTATGGCCAGCTAGGTATAACCGCATCAGCAAGCCATCACAGCTTCACCATTTCACCAGTGCATGCCAAAGCCATTATTTAAGGTAAATCAAATGAGTGACCAACTTAGTTTAGTGATAACCCATAAGGGGTTAAATGAATGTATTAGCGCAAAAGGAAAGGGAATAGAAGCGCGCTTGAAATGGGTTTCAGCGGGTGACCGAGCCTATACGCCAAATCCAGATCAAACCACTTTAGTAAATGAAATTCAGCGTGTTGAATTTGGAGAATACAAAGACACCGGAGCCAGCCAACTACAAGCTGTCGCCAAGTTCAGTGGGCCGCAAGAATATCCAATCAAAGAACTGGGCTTTTGGTTAGAAACAGGCACCTTATTGGGCGTGATTTCAGCACCCGATACAACGCTCAACTACAAAGCCAAAGATGGTCACTGTATCCAGCCTATCACGTTGGACTTGAGTGCCTTACCCAGCGAAACCGTCACCGTAGTCGTGGGAACAGAAAACTTAAACATACTCATTGAAGATGAGTTTACTAAAATGGCAACGGCTCAAGTACAGACGATGCACCGACAAATCTTGCAAGAGTTTCGTTTGTTGGATTTGGAAAAGCGACTCCGGTAGAGGTGTTTAATGACAGATCAAACTCTATCAATTGTTGCTGGTACCACCTTTGATTTTGAACTGACTTGGGAGACGCAAAACGCAGATGCTGAGCTTGAGCCTGTCGATATAACAGGATGCCAGGTCGTTCTACAAATACGTAATGCGGTGGATGATTCGCTTTTACTAAGCTGCTCAACGCAAGCTGGGGAAGTAACCGTAACCGACCCTCTATCTGGAAAAATGCAGTTTCATATAGCACCAAGCAAAACCGCGAATCAAGATGTTACGGCATGGAAAGAAGCCCGCTGGGAAGTCAGAGTGATCTTCCCTAGTGATGATGTATATAGCTTGGTGAGGGGGTGGGTTAAGTTAATTTTTGGAGTGGTGAGATGAACAACAATATCAATCGAGTGGTTATCAAACACAGCGTAAAGCACCTCGTCCATCTTCAAATGGGTAGTAACCGAGTTACCGTCCACCAAGAATCTAGCCCAAAAATAAACGTGATTTCTTTAGGTGCTCAGGGGCCAGTAGGTAGCATTGCTGAAAATGTATTGGCAATGGCACAAGAAGCCAAAACGCTTGCTAGTGAAGCAAAGGAAAAAGCCCTCGAAGCCAGCCAAAGTCATCTAAACATGGTCAGCAGTATGAGCCTAACCCTAAACCATTTTATAGGCGCAATTGAAGCGCAGGAGTAGCGGATGGCAGAACCACAAAGCCCTATCGAATTGATGCTAAGCAAACTCAGTACGCTCTTAGGAACCATTGATGGGAAGCTCCGAAATAAGCTGGATAAATCGGGCGGTACCATTGATTACTTAACCGTGACAAATCGCTTAGCGGCAACGGCTGATCATGCTCACGCGTTGAAAGTTGCAAGACTGTTTAGCTTGGTTGGTGATGGCACTGGCCAAGTGTCCTTTGATGGTTCGGGTGATGTTGAAATCACCTTGAGCATTGCCGAATTAGCAAACAAAGCTGACAAAGCGGTGACCTATAGCAAAGATGAAGTGAATCAGCTTTTTAATAATCTGATTGGTATGTCACCACCAGAGCTAGACACCATCTACGAATTAGCAGAAGCGCTTAAAGGCAATAAAGACAGCATTGGGACGATACTCACAGAACTGGCAAAAAAAGCAAATAGCGCAGATGTGTATGACAAAGTCACGGCGGATGCGCGCTATCTGCTTAAAGGTGCCAAGTCAGAAGACTCAAAGCTACTTGATGGCAAAGCACCAGCTTATTACGCGAAGCAAACGGACTTAAACGCCACAAACCAAGAGCTCACGAATGTGATTGAACAATTAACCGCCGCTTTCGACAGTGGCACAAACAAAATTAATGGTGTGTAGGAGAGTATTATGAGTACACAAGATACAGCCGCTTTAATCGAATCGGTCAACAAAATGACGGATACGGTGAGTGGTAAGGTTGGAGAGATTGATGCAAAATCACTCGAATTAGAGCGTCGAGTTGATGATAGTTTGGACGCGTTAAATTTACGATTGCCGCGGCTGTTAGTGACTAAGAATATGCAAATGATGGATGGAAATGACGATGGTCTGCCGGACGACTGGGGGGTTGCAGCGGATGTTGACGGTGAGTTAATTTTTTCTGTTGTGCAGAGCTCGCAGGCGGCTGGGCGGACACAAGCTGTTGTAGATATGCTAGATGAGATAGAGCGGGATATAAGGGAGGTTTATCCTGATTTTGATATTAGATCGAGCGAATATTATAGAGTTCCATTTAATGTTTGGCGGTTCTCTTGGTCTACTAAAAATACGTCGTGGCTGGCTTATCCGTATTCATCGGATGTGGGATCTGTAGGTTCTCTGTCAGTGTCTAATAATAGCTATGTGACGATGGGAGCATTTGTTCGTGTCGTCAGTGGTTCTTCTTGGGGTCGCTGGTGTAATGGTTCTACTATTGGAAAGTGGCGCTGGTGTTCGTTTGTTGTTGAACCGACGGGGGAGTTCGGTGCGTATACTGTATCCCATCCGTACCGAGGTACAGATGAGGGTGTGGTTGAGGTTGCTCTTGCGGGAGTGTGTACAGGGGTTGTTGATCATCCGTCTCAGTGGTTTTCTATGTATCAAAGTTAGGGGTTGTTATGATTGATTTAGAAAGAGAAATGCATCCCATTGTAAAATGGCGAAATATTAAAACACGGCGCTTTCAGCTGTTGGTTGAGTCAGACTACACCCAAATGCCGGATTCTCCACTGTCCGACGAAAAGAAAAAAGAGTGGGCAGATTATCGCCAAGCCTTACGCGATATTCCAAACATTTACGACAACCCAGACGATGTGGTCTGGCCAACAAAACCTGAATAAATAACCCCAGCCGCGAAAGCGGTTTTTTTACGTCTGGAGAAAGCCATGACCACCAAAAAGCCCGCCACCACGCGGCAGAAATACCAAGTAAAAGCCCCATACCAATGCCCAAATACCAAGCATTGGCACCAAGTGGGCGACCGCGTCGAGCTGCTACCAAGCGAAGCCGACTTCCTCATGCTTAGCGGCAAAATCGCCACAGCGACCGATGCCAACAAAAGCGCCACCAAAACCAAAGGAGAGGCCTAATGCCAGAAATCGCATCCTTCGTACACAACGGCATCAGCGTAGAAACCCACTCAGCGCCGCCGCCAATGGGGCCATTAGGTGGCGTAGTCATCGGCGTAGTGGGCACCGCCCCTGACGCCCACGAAAGCTACGCCAAAAACACCCCCATTCGAGTTGCCAACATGGCCGCCGCGGCCAAACTCGACACAGTGGGAGACGAACGCGGCACCCTATGGCGCACCTGTTACGAGCTGCTCCGCATCGTTTCCGTACCCATCTACGTCATCATCGTAGAAGAGGGCAACGATGTCGCCGACACCACCAACAACATCCTCGGCAGCATTGATCCAACAACAGGCCAGCGAACCGGCATCCAAGCCCTAGCCGACTGCATGGAAGTCCCCACCCACATCGCCGCACCGGGGTTCAACACCAAACCCGTAGCCGATGCACTCGCCGCCATGGGCAAACGCCTCTTTGCCATCCCAGTGGGAGACGGCCCCAACACCAACGACAACCAAGCCGTAGAATACTCAAAATCATTGGGTGGCGAAGGCACAGGCTACGACGCTTACTACCTAGTCGATCCGTTTGTGTCGGTCTACAGCCAAGCGGCGAAAGGCAACGTCTACTTCTCAGCCGCCGCCATCGCCCTCACATGCTTTGCACGGGTCAACCCATGGGAAAGCCCAGCCAAAGGTGGCATGGGTGTTTTAATCGACGGCACCGCGCGCACCATCGACTACAACATCATGGACAAAGCCACCAATGGCGACCTAATGAACCGCTTTGGCTTATCCTACTTTGCCCGCACCTCACTCGGTGGCTTCTCACTCATAGGCAACCGCTGCGTCATGGGGCGCTTCGTATCACAAGTGGGCTTGGAATACACCATCATTCGCAAACTGGCCAAAACCGCCCAGCGCGCCATGGCTCGTAACCTCAGCGAATCCTTCATGAACCAAGAAATTGAAAAACTCAACTTCTGGCTCAAATCCCTACAAGCCGACGAAACCATCATGGGCGCACAAGTCTACCTGCACCCAACCCTCAACAACGTCGAAAACTACACCAACGGCGAATGGCACATCGCCATCAAATACCACGGCTACGCGCCAAACGAACACATGGTGTACCACCTAATCGAAGACGTAGGCATCGTCGAATCATTCCTAGAAGGAGTTCTCTAACATGGCAGGACAACGCACCCGCATCAGCCGCATGGCCATCATCAACGGTGAACCGCTCATCAAAGAACTGGACGAATTCACCCCGCCCGAAGTCAAAAAAACCATGCAAGAAACCCGAGGTGGCTCCTTCATCCCCGGTGAAATCATGGTTGGCCTCGAAAAAATGACTGCCAAATACAAAATCAAAGGCGCCAACCAAGCCCTGCTGTCAGCCTTTGGGCTGGCCGATGGCGAAATGTGCCAGGTCAACGTCAACGAATCCCACCAAGACGAAGACGGCAACCACTTCGCCATCAAATACAGCATCACAGGGGAAATCACCGGCGTCACCGAAGCCGCCAGCAAAATGGGCGAACTGCCAGACCACGAAATTGAAATGACAGTCAGCGCCTACAAAAAAACCGAAGCGGGCAAAACCCTTTACGAAATCGACCGTAACGCCCAAATCCTCAACCTTGGCAACGGTGACCTACTGGCCGCCCACCGTCGCAACGTCGGCTTGCCGTAAACACTCGCCAGCAAACCACTTCATCCCAACCCAAAGCGCCACCTAGGCCACTAGGTGGCACTCCCAAACAACACACCAAAGAGAACCCCCATGTTCCAACCACAAAAACACACACTCGTCTGGCCAACCAAAAGCGACAAAGGCGAACCCATCGCCCACGTACATTACCAACCCCTCACCATGGGGCAGCACCGAACACTGTCAGAACAGCACAAAAACAACGACACCCAGCTCCTGCGTGCCTGCATCAGCGCCAGCACCGGCCTAAGCGAAACAGAAATCAAAAGCCTCGTCACCCCAGACTACACCAGCATCCAAAACCAAGTGCTAGAGCTGATGAATGCCACCGCCAGCCAACTTATAGAAGGCGAATTCGACAGCGCCGCGCCAACCTTACTCATCCCCATCCAAAGCGACAGTGGCCAACAGAAAACCCAATACACCCTCAAACCGCCCACCGTCGCCACCACCGACCTAATGGACACCCACGCCAACGAATGGGAGCGCACCATCTTCATCAGCTCAAGCTGCACAGGCTTCAGCCAAAGCGAACTAGAACGGCTCAGCCTGTCAGACTGGAACCAACTGCAAGAGCGACTCATTGATTTTTTGCAACAACCGGCGGCTTACTTTCACCCAAAGACATAGAAACCCTGACCGACATCATCCCGCTGGTTTACCACGTACCACCGTCTGAAATCTTAAACTGGCGCATCGACGAAGCCATGCGCCGCTACCACCTAGCCGCCGCCAAACTAGGAATACAAAAGAGGTAAACCGTGGCTGACTCCAAAATCTCCATCGCACTTTCCGCCGTCGACAAATTCACCAAACCCGCGAAAAACATCATCCAAACAGCAGGGAAGCTAGAACACCAAATCACCCAAACCGACAAACACCTAAAAGGCCTAAGCGACCAACAAAACCTAATCACCCGCTTCAAAAAACTCACCGCAGGCCTAGACCAAACCCGCGCGGCCATGAAACAAGCCGCCCAACAAACCAACCAACTCAAACAAAACCAAACCAACGCCAAAGCCGCACTGGCACAACACACCACAGCTCTAGACCAAGCCGAGCGCAGCGTCCTAAAACTGGCCAAAACCCAAGGCGCACACGCCGAACAGCTCGCCCAAGCCAAACAACACGTAAAACAACTCACCCAAGCCCAAAGCGCCGCCACCAAGCAATACTCGGCCGAACTCGCCAACGCCCAAAAACAAGCCTTAAACACCGCCAAAGCCTACGGTGCCGAGTCCAAACAAGCCAAAGCGGCCACTGCCAAGGTACAACAACTCACCAAAGCCAAAGCCATAGCCGCCAAGCAACAGGCCACCGCGCTGGCGAACGCCCAAAACAACGTCAAAAAAGCCGCAGCAGCCTATGGCGCGCATTCCCAACAAGTCAAAGCCGCCACCGCCAAGGTACAACAACTCACCCAAGCCAAAAAAGCCGCCGAAAAAACCTACAAACAAGAACAAGCCCAGCTCAAAAACGCCCAAATTAAAAGCACCCAGCTCACCAACGCCTACGGCAAACAAGCCAAAGAACTAGGCGGATTACGCAAAGACATGAGCGCCGCTGGCTTGAAAATGAATTCACTCGGCGCACAAGAGCTCAAACTCGCGCGCCAAACCGACCAAGCCAGCCAGGCACTAGACCGCCAAAAAGCAAAACTGCAAAAAATCCAAACCCTAAAAGGGCGCATAGCAGACAGAAACGCCCAAAAAGGCGAACTCGTCGGCCAAGCCGTTGGCCTTGCCGTCAAAACCGCGCCGCTCATCATGGCAAGCAAACGTGCCGTCGAATACGAAAGCACCTTTGCCGACGTCAAAAAAGTCGTCAACTTCACCGACCAAAAAGAAGAAGCCCAATACCGCACCCAAATGATGAAACTGGCAGGGCGGCTAGGCGTAGAACAACAAGGCATCGCCGACATCGTCACCGCCGCAGGCCAATCCGGCATCGAAAAAGACCAACTCTTACAATTTGCCGAATCCGCCACCAAAATGAGCGTCGCGTGGGACGTATCCGCCGAAGAAGCCGGCAGCACACTCGCCACATGGCGCGCCGCCATGGGCCTCACCCAAAAGAACGCCCTAGACCTAGCCGACAGCACCAACTACCTCAGCAACAACATGAACGCCAAGGCAAAAGACATTGCCGCCGTCATGGTGCGCCAAGGCTCCACCGCCATGGGTGCAGGGCTTAACTACAACCAAACCGCCGCGCTCTCCGCCAGCCTCATCGCCGGTGGTGCCACCCAAGAAGTCGCCGCCACCGCCCTCAAAAACATCACCGGCCGCCTCACCACAGGCTACGCCGCCACCGCCGCCCAACAAGACGCCATGGGGCGCATCGGCTTTGATGCGGAAGAGCTCGCGGACATGATGCAACAAGACGCCCAAGGCACGCTGGTGGAAGTCATGCGTGGCCTACAAGACGTCAACGCCACCGACCGAGGTGCCGTCATTTCCCAACTCTTTGGGGAAGAAGTAAAAGGCGCGGTCGCCAAACTCGTAACCACACTCGATGACGACAAAAACGGCCTCGTCGCCGCCTTTGCCAAAGTCGCCAACCAAGCCGACCGAGCCAACAGCGTCAACGACGAATACGCCAACCGTGCTGCCACTCGTGGCCACAAACTCGCCATGCTCGGTGCCAAATTTGACCGCATGACCATAGTGTTAGGCGACCGACTCTTACCCGTACTCGACGCCGTCTTACCGCCACTCATGACCGCCGTAGACGGCATCGCCAACTTTGCCGAAGCCAACCCCAAGCTCACCAGCAGCTTGCTGGGCGTGGCCGCTGCCATCGCCGCCGTAAAAGCCGGCGCCATCGCCTTCAAACTCGCCAAACTCACCCTTGGCAACGGCCGTGACCGACTCAACCTTGGGCGCACCAAACTCAACCTAAGCACCGACCAAACCACACAAAGCGCCAACCGAGCATCACGCTCCCTAGACCGACTCAACCGCAAACTAAACGGACTCGGCGCAGGCGCAGGGTATGGCGGCAGAGCAAGAAGGGCAGGCGCAAGAACAGCAAACAGCGGAAACACACGAGGAAGCAGCCGACTCGCCACCCTCAGATACCATGAAGAACACATTGCCGACGCCAACACCACCCGCCAACGCGCGGGTGGTCGAAAAGGCAGCCGAATAGCTGGCCGTTTTGGCAAACTCAGCGGCTTTACAGGCCTAAAAAGCGCAGGGCGATTCTTCCGACCGCTGGACATGGCCATGCAGGGCATGAGCCTCGCCTCCGCCATATCCCAAGGCAGCGGCACCGACATCGGCGCGACCGCAGGGGACATGGTAGGGGGAATGGGCGGCGCGGCGGCGGGTGGCCTAGCCGGAGCCGCCATAGGTTCCGTCGTGCCCATTATCGGCACTGCCATTGGTGGTTTAGTTGGCTCCATCGCAGGTGGCATGGGCGGTGGCTCTTTGGGGGAATGGATAGGCGGCAAACTGGGCGGCTGGTTCTCCGAAGACAAAACCGACCAACCCGCACCAGATGCCATCGCCAAGCAAAGCCAACAGCTACAAAACAACAACAAAAGCATGACCTTCGCGCCAACCATCCACCTTACACCAACAGGCAACTCAAGTTACGACCAACAGCTCAGTGACCAAGTGATAGAAAGACTCAAAGCCGAATTTGGCTATAGCGCCATGGGCAACATGGACGTGGCGACAAGGGCCGATGGAAGCTTGGGGGATAAGCGAGGGAGTTAGGTTCTTAGTGCCTTTCAACGGTTTGAAAGGCACTGGTAAGTCAATAGATCTAATTTGGCTTAAGGCTTAGACGTTGGATGTTTTTTGCTGTGGTGTAAGGTCATTAACAATAATTGGTAAGTCGCGTAATATTTTTTTTACATTAATATTGTGTTGCTCTATTTCACGGACATCAATTTCACTATCAAGTAAATAGTCAGCTTTGCACCGCAATGTCTTTGCTTGAAGTAGCCATCGTGAAATGGTTCTCATGCGTTGAGCATTTTTTTTGTTGCCAGCAGAAGATGTAGGAACATTCTTTAATTGCTGAATTAAACGCTCATGTGAGCCTGTATCAGTATTTTCAGCTTGAGGTAACTTATCACCTAGCAATTTGCACTCATGATAGGCTGCGTAATAGCTCTTATGAATACAAGTTCTTAGGGCTTGGTTTTTATGTGCATAATCTTCAATAGTCGTTTCATTGAATAGGTATTTAGAAAACTCAATCAACTCATCCGTAGCTGTCATAGACTCAAATTCCTTATGGTTAGATAAATCTGGTCACGACTAGATCAGATATTTCGTCAAGGTGTTCCTGTTCAATTAATTCTTCAATGAAAAGGTCATTCAAATCTGATACTTTCATTGGATCATGCACAGCACCGAATGTAACTAAATTAGATAGCCAAACTTCGTATTCATCTGTGATTGTCTCAGACTGAACTGAGAAGTTCTCAATTTGGTACTTACTGAAAAAGGAATCTAAAAAGGTATTATATTCAACATACTGTTCAATCGAAATGTCTCTTTCTTCAAAAAAATCTAATAATGCTTTTGAAGCGTAAGCTTGATTTTCATCAACTGTTAGATTAAGTCGCGACATATATGGCTCCAACTTTACAAGATATTGATCATACATTCCTAAATATCTATATATTTTTTCTAGCTCTCTTACTGCATTTATTGACGGCGGATTACAGAATGCTAATTTTTCAAGGATCGCAATTGCATCCTTAGTTTGCCCCATCATCCTTAATCCCATTGCATAGTTAAGGCTCACAGTCTCATTTTCATTACAACTTAAAGCACTATAGTATGCTTCATCTAGTTTAGCTCTATCTGCACAAGCCGTTGCGAGCATCATTTCAGCAGAGTATCCAACAAATGGCGCAGAGTTAATTAATTTAGCAACCTCATGCTCAATGTTCTGAGTCATACGATGTATCGTAAACTCATCGCGTTTGCCAAAAAAACTTCTTGCGAATGTTAGTTCATCACATAGAGTTTCAATCTCTTGAAGCTTTTCTGAAAAGGCTACTTGTGGTTCTGACATTAATAAATTTCCAAAATACATGCTGATCAAAATTTCGCCGATAGTACCAGCTTAGATCATGTTAGTGAACTTAACAGTGTCTAATAGTTGGTATTTACGACAACTTAACTCAAAAAAATACATTTCTTTGCATATCTAAGATTGATAGATGATGGAGGCATTCAAGCAAATTTGAGACTGCATCATAGCCATGAACTCTTTGTTTTCCATCGAAAATGTATGTTGAAAAGTAGATCTAGACATAATTGAATGGGCCATCCTAGCTTTATATTTGGTGTGTTTTTGCTTAACTTTGAAGCCATCTTACATAGATAAATGGAGTTGGTCACTACTTTGTTTCAAAAAATATCATTGAAAATCGTCCGGATTTGCACCCGGCATGATGGGCAACATGGACGTGGCGACAAGGGCGGATGGGAGCTTGACTGACAAACGAACGAGTTAATGTCTAACCTGATCTACCGTTTTGGTAGCTCAGGTTGGCTCTTTCTAAGTCGCTTGTGCGGCGCTAAATGGGGGTCGGTGAAATGCAGCCCCCCATAAATGCTTTAAAGCACCAAGGAGGAACGAATCGTTCCTCCTTGTAACCATAGGTACAGGGAATGGGCAACATGAACGTATCCACAAGGGCAGATGGGGCTTGACGGATAAGCGGGGGAATTAAGTTAGAAGTTGAGGTGAATTGCTGGTGTTGAAATCTGAAGGTATTAGGTATCATTAGATTTAATCTGAGAGTGGTTGTTTTTTAATTTATGGTTGTTTAGAACCTAGAGGAGAATAAATGAGTCGCGAAATTCATGAAATGGACAAAAGGTGTGTAAACAGGCATAACGAATTGGCTAAAAATTTTAATGTTATTAGTAATCAGCAGGCTAGAATGGTTAATAATGAAAATATAAAATTAGCTAAAGAGATGTTTACGCATTCTTATGAAAAAGGAAGCTCATATAGTAATTTGATAATAATAGCTGGATATATTGGTTTTTTTACTTTGTGGGGGAGTTTGAGGAAAGAATTACCAAGCTGGGCTATTTTGGTTTCTGGGTTTTGTATTTTATTATCTTTACTTATTTTTATATGCTTTGAGCTGTATAAAATGATTGAGTTGTCGATTAAAATGAATCGTATTTCAAAACGCCTACAAAACTCATTTGAAAATACAATTGCTGAAGTTAAAATTATTGAAGAAAATAGTGCGCTAAGATCTAGTAGAGTATGGATATATACTCTTATACCAACAGTTTTTTTTGGTCTGAGTGCAGGTTTTGTTTTGTTGTATTGTTTTGTATCTGAGTTTTTGGTTTTAATTTTAAGTAAATAAAGGTTTTTAACATGTGTGTCCTGATAAGGTTGTTAGGCATGAGGAGATAGTGTGAACCTAAACTCTGCAGAGATAGAAACGATTGGCTTATGTATAAGTCTTGAAGCGATAGATGAAGTAGTGAATCATGCTCTGCTAGATATTCGTACCAGTTCAAAGAACCCTGAGAACGCTGAAGTCTATTTTAAAGATTCCATACACCGATCATTATTTTTAATACGCTTCTTAGATTTTTCAGGAGAATCTGGCGATAGTAAATTAACAGGTGTAACTGGCTCTTGTATCAAAGTTCTCAAACATGCGTGTGAAAACAAGAATTTCAATATTCATGATAGTGTGGGTGAGCTGGATGTCGCATTGAAAAACCTAGATGACTGGTTGAACTTCAAGTTACCACTGAAGCTTTGGTTACCTACATTAGATCTCGAAGCAACAATTAATGTATCGAGGTTTGATTTTCTGTATATCGCAGGAAATCACTCAAAGCATAATATTTCGAGGTTGACTGGCGTGTCTAAAAAGATACATAAGGTTTTAGCTGAGCACAATTATGATGTACCTTTGGAGGTAATACCTCTTGCGCTAGAGGATTTTCAGGAACATCTATCAGAAAACTATTTCATATATTATGGTACATGGATGGTTCAGCTTTTGAATGATGTGAGGTGGGGGATACAGAGGTACTTAGAGCCAATGTATAGTGCTTGCTATAAACAAGGTGATGATGGGGGCTCATATCAATATGAATATCCTCTAGACCTCCATAGTGAAGTTGCAAAGCAATGGTTTTGGCGTTTAATGAATCACATTCGGTCTAACCCATATGTGAATAAATTTTCTGCACCTTATTATCTAAAGGGTCAAAGCTCATTGGAACGGGGGGCTAGCGACTATGTCTAGTCATCTTATCTAGCGACATATTTTGCTGCGCTTGAAAGAACCAAGCTACACAAAATATACCTGTTAGCAGTCTTTAATATATTGGAATCCCATGATTAGTTCGCAAGAAATTTCTGAAATAGTAGAAAATGGTCGTGAAATTTTAGATATAATGCCTCCTATGCATGGAGGGTGTTTGTATATCAGTGCTATGTTAGTTGCAATGATTAATGATAACACTGAATTAGATGCAAAGTTAGTAACTGGAAGTTTGGTTGTAGAAGGTAAAACTATATTTAGCCATTCAAATATAGCCGGAATATTTTCTACTGGTAATGATGTTTTATCTAGTTGGGATGGACATGCTTGGGTTACTGTTTATGGCATTATTTTTGATTTTTCAATATTTAGAACTATCTACTCTGACCAAACACCAAAAAATATATCTGATCTTTTTATGAAAAAATTTGATGATGTTTCTTATTTAATTAGTCAACCTAACAAACTAAATGAAATAGGTGTGATTTATAATCAATGTGAGGAATTAACTAGCTCAAATGTTACTTCTTTAATACAAAGCGCTGATAAGCTGGGTTTAATAAACTACTAGCAGGGTGCAAAACAGGACTAAAACAGTTTGTTACTCACCAGACAAAGCATGAGAGTTTAGGGGCAGATGAAAGCCAGCAGTGTTTCATCTGTCCCATTATGACTTAATTTGATTTCTGAACATTGACCCCACCCAAATCTTGATCTACCATTCTCCTTGCACTGGCAAATTCCAGTGCTCGGGATTGGCGTTCCGAAATCACAGCGGATACAGATGCCGCTTTAAAGCGGTTTTTTTGTGTCTGGCGCATAGCTTTCCTGTTATGGGTAAGTTGTGCGGGGCGTCTTCGGACGCGCCAGCCCTGTGACTGGTACGCCAACCCGTATAGCTTGCCCACCTTAATTGGCGTTGAGGTGGTCTTACTTATAAGGCAAATCACAGGAGGCCAAATATGGCTACGGACATTATCTCAAGCAATGACGCACCCGTTGTACAAATCACTAACGATCAAATCACCACCACTTCGACTGATCTCGCAAAGTGCTTTCATAAGCGCCATGACAACATATTACGCAAAATAGAAAACCTAGAATGCAGTGCAGATTTTCATGCCCTCAATTTTGAGGAGATGATAATTGATGTGGAAGTAGGTAAGGGCGCAACTCGTCAAGATCGAGCGTATCGCATCACCCGCGACGGCTTCGTCTTCTTGGCCATGGGCTTCACCGGCACCAAAGCCGCCCAATTCAAAGAAGCCTACATCAACGCGTTTAATCAGATGGAAAAACAACACAACGAGCAAAAACACCTTCCCGCGACCACCGACAGTAACGCGGTCGCAGAAACGGACAAGTACCAACTGCTCAACAACATCGTGTCGTCCATGAAACTCACCAGCAACCCAGTCGTCTTACCCGCGAGTGAAATCACCGACATGATACAAGCCATCCGACTCTACCAAACCCAAATCGCCCAGCTCCGCACCCCCGACTGGGTAAACGACAACATCACCCGCGTCAAAGACTACGCCCAACGCAACTTCGTAGACTTCTAAGCGGTAAGCCTTTGCAGCAAACAAAAGCAAGCCTGCGAAAGTGGGCTTTAGTTGTTGCTTTTTCATGGGGTATAGGGATAGTTTTACGATTGATGAATTTAAGAGTTGAACATGTTTCATACAAAATTATCTATTTTGGAGATGTAATGGTTTCTTTAAAGGGAATCTTCCCTATGGATCTTCGATATCCGGGTATTGAGATTAAAGTTGAGTTAATTGTTTTACGTGCATATCTTTCTCAAATGGAAAAAGGCGTGAATTCAGTCTGTGAAAACTACATAATGGAAGAAGAAAAAACATTTAAAGATGCTGAGTACTATGAATATCAGCATGTTTATAATATAGCTGAAGATGAACTCCCACGAATTATTAGAATGCCATTCGTGGTTTCGATATATGCTCTTTTCGAAAATTCGGTTGAACGATTGTTAGATTATGCAAAGATAAAAGAAAATAACGAGCTATCTCTTAAAGATATAAATGGAAGAAGCCCTTTATCTAAACAAAATAAATATATGAAGCATGTTTTAGGATATGACTATCAGTTTTCCAGTGCGATCATGAATAAAATAAATAATATATCTAAAGTACGGAATTATGTTGCTCATGCTAATGGTAATATTAGTAATATTAGTAAAGAAAAAATTATAGAATTAGAAAAAATTGCTGATGAAGTTGTCGGTCTTACAGTTGATCCAAAATTTATTGATATTTCTTATGATTACTTGATTCATTCTATGGAAACTATTGAATCAACTTTGAAGGATTTAATGAACTACATGGAATCTAAGTATGGTATTGGCCAAACAGTAAGAAATTAAAATTTAGCGTTACAGCAAACGTCAGATAACCCCCTGAACCTCTGCACCCCAAACCAAACACCCCCAAGCCCATCCTTCTGATGGGCTTTTTCGTTTCTGTCTTTCCATTTTTATCTAAGGAGTAATCATGCGTCAGATGATGTCGCTCGGTGGTTTTGTGTTTTCGCTGAGCGAAGGCACGCCATACGAGGGTTTGCAGCGCACTAGCGACGGCGGTTGGGTCGCGGTGGCGCGATACGGTCAAAAGCCGATGAGCCAAAACACCGGCCAACAGTTGGAAAACATCACCGTCACAGGCACGTGGTTTCAAGGGGAGGGCATGACCAATCTAAATGCCTTGCGCACCTTGCAAAGCAAACGAGAGCCTTTGGTGCTGGCCGATGGCTACGGCAACAACTTAGGCCAATGGACCATCAAACGCTTGCAAGAAAAACAAGATAAGATCATCGACGACGGCACCGCCTTCGTCCTCGCTTTCACCCTAGAGCTAGAAGAGTACGCCAATGACAACCATCCGTAGCCGCGACGGCGACACCATATCCAACATTCTGTGGATCGCCCTAAAACGCAATGACGACGAAGCAGAAGAAGCCTTGTTCGAACTCAACCCCGGCATAGAAGCCTACGGGCCGGTGCTTCCCGCTGGCGTTGTGATCCAAATCCCCACCTTGTCAGAAAAAGCAGCCGAGACGGTAACCAACATATGGGACTAGACAAACCATCCAACTATTTGCCAAGAGTGCGCGTGAGCGGAGCAGGCGAGCGCATCATCAATAACCTCCTAACCTTGTGGGAGCGCATCGACGCCGCAGGCACGCAAAGCGACCAACTCACCTTGCACATCGACACCACAGGGCAAACAGGCTTGCCCAAAGAGGGCGCGGTGCTCACGTGGCAAGAAGGCTACGGCGACAACCTGATCGACAAAGGCCAGTTCAAAATTACCCGCATCGTGCCGAAGCTGTTTCCGCCCAGCGTGACCATAGTGGCGACCGCCGCACCGTTTCAGGTGGACGACAACACCGGCTTTAAAGAACGCCGCACACGCACCTTCGAAAACGTCAGCCTTGCCGACCTGTTCCGCCACGTCGTCACGCCCCACGGATTCAGCCCACGGGTGGCCAAAGAGTTTGAAAGCCTCACTATCGAACACCTAGACCAAATCGACGAAACCGACAGCGCCTTTCTGGCGCGTATCGCGCGGGAACGAGACGCCATCGCCAAACCCGTCAACGACCTGTACGTACTCGCCAAGCGCGGCCAGGTGAAAACCATCACAGGGCAAGCCATCCCGCCTGTAGTGGTGACCTTGCCAAGCAACAACGCCCCAAGCGAACAGGCGCGCTTCATCAACGCCCAACTCGACAGACCCAGCCGCCAGCGCATAAAAGGCGTAAAAGCCAACTGGACAAACAGCAACACAGGGGAAGAACACACCGTCGCCGTCGGAACCGCACCGTTCAAAAAACTACGCCAAACCTACGACAACCAAGCCAACGCAACCCAAGCCTGCCAAGAAGAACTCATCAAAAACCAACGCCAAGGCACCAGCGTACACCTAGAACTCCCCGGCAACCCCAAACTCGTTGCCGAAGGCATCCTTACCCTAAACCACACCTTCCCAGCCGAAATGCGCGGCAACTGGTCCATCGATAAAGTCACCGCCCGAGGCGACAGCAAAGCAGGGTACAGGTGTTCGGTTGTGGCGAGTGAGGTGGTTTGAGGGGTTTTTATTGGCAGATGGTGTGAAAGTGCTTAGTATCAAAGAATAAGGGTTTATAGCCAAGAAATAGCAGGCTGTAGGTAAATGACTAAACGCGCATGCGCACTATTGAAATAAGCATGAAAAAAATGAGTCATATCGAAAATGTAATGGGATTATGGAAGGAAGGTTTTCTCACAAATGAGGACGTTATTGCTTGGGCAGACCAACAAATTCTTATTGAAGACGAGCCGTCAGAGGCATTAATGGACTTATCAGTAAAAGGACCAGAATTTTGCTCTAAAAAGCCTTGGTATGAATTTCCTTCTGCTAAAACCTTCTCATTCTCTGAATCATTTGCATTGCGTGCTTCTAAGTTAGATATTGAAAACAATACAGAAATAGAGTGCTTTATAGAATGGCTTATAGATGCCTCCATGTGTGAAGATTTAGAACTCCCAGAAGTCTCTTTCGGATATAACGTTGATCATTATGCGTGGAATTTTCAGCTAGCAATAAAGTATTTTAAGGAAAACATTCAAGAACTATTACCAAATTGTCGGGACCGTGCAAATAGTTTAGGTGCTCAATACTTAATAAAGCCATAGTAGAATTTTGAGGCAAATAAAAAATAATACTTAATTTTTATTGATTCTAAATAACTCCGCCAAAGCTACGACAGCCAACCCAACGCCAAGGCACCAGCGTACAACTAGAACTCCCCGGCAACCCCAAACTCGTTGCCGAAGGTATCCTCACCCTAAACCACACCTTACCACCCGAAATGCGCGGCAACTGGTCCATCGACAAAGTCACCGCCCGCGGCGACAACAAAGCAGGGTATCGGTGTTCTATTGTTGCAAGTGAGGTGGTTTGAGGTTTTTTTATTGGCAGAAGGGGGGAAAGTGCTTAGTATCAAATGATCACGATATCAGCAGCTTACGTTAAAAGGGAAATGTAGATGGTAGGTGAATCTAAAAACTTAAGTGAAGGGATTACTCCCGAAGAACTGCATAAAGATAGAACTATGAAGCTAATATCTTTTTCTATAAAGAAAAAGACCTTTTCTGTTGGAGAGGCTTTGAACGAAACTGGAATGGGTTTTTCAGAATTTGTAACGACAGGGCAAGCTATTTATACCCTCGATTCCAATGTTTCGCATGAGATGGACTCTAGTGAAGTTCGAAATTGGAATTTAAAACCGGATGCATTGTTTGGTTACATGGGGCTCATTGAATTCGAGCACTCGGTGAAGTCAGCACAACAAGCCAAGAATATTGCCATATGGTCAATCTTTATTTCAGGTATTTTGGCTGTGGGATCATTGGGCACCTCTTTATATAGTATCTTTTTTAATTGATCGTATAGAATTATAGAAACTGTAGAGATAAATGGGGCTGAGCCCCTTAATTGCTTTCAGGAGTGCAGATTAAGTGAACGTAGTAGAACACAGTCCGGCGGCATGGTTTCTCTTGGAACAAGATGACGAGTACTATATCGATGTAAACTGTAGCAGTGGTTTGGTGGGCTTCTCAGTTCTCGTTCAACTCAATGGCTCTGAGAAAACGAATTATAAGAATCAAGGGGTTGAATTTATAAATGGTTTGGCCGAGGTCATTGCAGATAAAGCCGAGTTAAATCATCCGCGAAACATCAAAAACAATGAGCTCCTGAACATAGTTCATGAGTCAATAATGTCATGGAAGCAGTTACAAACATAACTATAGAATTTGGAGAATTTGGGGGCAGATGAAAAATAGCGCCTAATCTTCATCGGCCTCAAAAAACTGCGCCAAACCTACGACAGCCAAGCCAACGCCCAACAAGCCTGCCAAGACGACCTCATCAAAAGCCAACGCCAAGGCACCAGCGTCACCCTCGACTTACCAGGCAACCCCAAACTCGTTGCCGAAGGCATCCTCACCCTAAACGACACCTTCCCACCCGAAATGCGCGGCAACTGGTCCATCGACAAAGTCACCGCCCGCGGCGACAGCAAAGCAGGGTATCGGTGTAGCGTGGTGGCTACACAACCTGCCTGATTAAATTATTGTGATATCGCTCTGAATGGACTTTTCAATGCTGTGCGAATCTTGTACTTTAAAGATTGTGTAAAAATTGCTTAAGGAATGGCTGTGGACAAGCATGATTCAGAAGATACAGAGAGTGTAGAGAGTAAAAAGAGACATCAATTACATAAAGAGTTCCTTAAAAAAACAGGAAGCTATTTTATTAATTATGTTTATATAGTTCTTTTTTTGGAAAAAGAACCAAAACATCCTCTCGTTAAGTTTTGTGCGGCAATTACCCTGCTTATAGTTATTTGTTTAGGTGTTTGGCAGGTAATAGAGGCTAGGAAGTCTAACGAAATTGCAAGTAAAACATTGGAGTTGACGAATAAAGTGTCAGCATATTCTATTTTAGCTGATCCGAATACAAGGTCTGATATTTATTCTGAAGCTTTTAATATAGTTTCATCTTATAGAAATGATATGAATTTAGATATAAGTAATAGAAGTCTTGGTGGCCGATATTCTTTGAACCTAGAGGGTGGGGAATCACTTTTAAATATATTCAATTCTTCTTTAAAATTTAACATTGAAGATGTGTCGAGTTCTTTTATTACCTCTTATAAATCTAAAATCAAAATTGGCAATAATAATAATAATTTTTCAGGGTATTTATTGAATGACACCGAATTACAGTTAATTGGGGTTTGTGGTTATAATCAAGATTTTAAGGATCATCTTTATCCGGCAAAAAATTGCAATAATTATAATATTGATTATTTTGATTTTTCATATATTAATGATAGCAATGTTGCTATAAATTATATTAAGAATTCTATTGTTGATATTCAGTCTGGCTCAGCTTTTTGTGAAAGTGAAAAGTTATCTACCTTAAAATTATGTGTGAAAAAAAGTGTCAACTCCATATCATTTAATAATAGGGATGAACATGCTAACTATAATTTTACTGTTAGTTTTGGAAATAATTTAATAATAAGGTCAAATGTTTTAAATAAGCCTGAATTTGAAAGATTTAGATATAGAATAATTAGTTCTAATAAAATAGTTTTTTTTAATGAAAATAATAATTATGAATTTTATGCTTATAAGTCTAAGGTTGTTTATAATTCTTTTCAGATTGATGAGGCTGAAATAATAATTGATGATTCTGTTTTCACTCTAAAAGGAACGTCGTCTAATTTTTTGTCAAAGGTTATGGGTATTGATTATTTTTTACATAGTGTCACTAATTGTATTTATATGAAAAAAGAAATATATAGTAGATATATGCGTCGATATGATGTCAGTCAAGATAGATTTAGATGTGATTATTTGTATTATAGAGATTTTGATTTAAATGATTTGAGAATAGATGATTATATTGATCGAGTAATTAATAAAAAATATGATGGTGTTATTAATTTAGATGATTTTAGTAAAGAGTTGGCTGAAGTGGTTCTTGATCAGGCGAGAGCTTTTGATTTAAAAGATAAAAAAATTAAGTCTATTATCAATTCAAAAATATCTATCTTTAATGCTAGTGAGTTTTTGGCTCAAAATTATTATTTTAAAGGCACAACAATTAGGCTTAGGAGTCATTTTTTGAAATTTGATGTTGTAAATTCTATTTTTGACGATAATTCATTTATAGAGTTTGAGTTTCATTTGGATAAGGAAGATCCAGATTTATTTTGTAAAAAAATAAATTTATTATTTTCTAATAAAGAAAAGTTTAAAGGAACTAATTTAAAAAGATCAAATATTAAAATAATTCCAGAAGAGGCATGCACTTTGGATGAAGGGCTTTTTCAGTAACGATCTAGCCATTGACCCCTCCCGCATCTTGATCTAGTATTTCTCTTGCACTGGCAAAATCCAGTGTCGGGAATCTCACCCCGTTTTACCGAAGCGGCCTAAAACACGCACCGCGTGTTTTTTTGTGGCCGGAGTCCGCCTGTTATGGTGGGTCTTTGTTGGGCCAGCTTCGGCTGGGCCGTTCCTTCGGGCGGTTGTGAGATCCTGATTTAGACCCACCACCCATTGAGACTCTCACACTCAAGGAGTGGTCAATAAACTGACCGAAGGAGGCCACAGATGGCTGATAAACAGATTGCTCATAATGCTCCATCCGTTCAAATTAGTAATGATCAAATCGTTACGACTTCTACCGACATCGCCAAGTGCTTTGGCAAGCGTCATGACAACATTTTGCGTAAGATTGAAAGCTTGGATTGCAGCGCTGAATTTAACGCCCTCAATTTTGAGGTGGTTGAATATGAAGACGGAAAAGGGGAGTTGCGCCCTATGTATCGCATCACTAAAGATGGTTTCGTCTATTTAGCGATGGGCTTCACCGGTGCAAGAGCCGCTCAGTTCAAAGAAGCCTACATAAAAGCCTTCAATCAAATGGAAAAACAACTCCACGAACAAAAACACCTTCCCGCCCCAGCCAACCAAACACACCACTTCCAAGACCTCGAAAAATACCAAGTCCTCAACAACATGATCAAAGCCATGAAACTGGAAAGCAACCCAGTGGTGGTTCCCTCGAAAGAACTCGTCGACCTTATTCAAGCTGTGCGTCTGTACCAAACCCAAATCGCCCAGCTCCGCACACCCGACTGGGTAAACGACAACATCACCCGACTAAAAGACATCACCCAACGTAACCTCGTTGATTTCTAAGCCATAGACACAACAAAGCCCACCAAACGGTGGGCTTTGTTGTGCTTTAAGAATTATCTACCTGAAAGAAGTGCCATCACAAGTGCGCCTAATGCCGCACCAGCAATTACTTTGCCTGTCGTATCTGATGATTCGGACTTTGACGCTTGAGTGGTGTTGCCCCGTATCTGAGGTTCAACGGCATAGCCTTGGGCTTTAAGTTCCTTTGAATACGTTTCAATTCTACCAACAATATCTGTCATTGATACGTTTAGCGCGATGGCTGCTTGATACATTTGATCAATACTAAATGTGGCTTTACCAGCCTCTAAACGGCTATAGCTCGCCTGAGACAGCCCCATTAGCTCTGCCATCTTTCCTTGCTCAATACTTTGTTGTTTACGTAAGTTCGAAAGAACCACGCCCAATATTGCTGAATAAGTAACTTTTTGAATGCTCATGTGCACACCATAACACAAATGGAATAAATTTGTTTACAACGATTTAATTTAGGTTTAAGGTAGCGTTTTACGTAAAACGTAAAACATTAAATTAAACCTATATTTATAAGGATATCTTAAATGGATTCAAAAATTAAACCGGGTGATAAGTTATATCGCTCAAAAAGCATCGTTGAACACAGCGGTGTGTACCTAGGCAACAACCAAGTGGTTCACAACTCACCGTCTAACCATACTGAAGTTGTGGGGCTAGAAGAGTTTGCTGACGGTAAGGCTGTGAAAGTCATTAGCAACCAACATACTGATGTAGGCGAGCTAAATGCGAGAGTGCAGACATTATTAAGCAAAGAGACTAAATATCAGTTGTTCTCTAACAACTGCGAACAAGTGTCTAGCTTTTTACTTACAGGGAAAAAATACAGCCCTCAGATTGCAGCTACTGGGGTTGGATTTGTTGGTGGATTTGCTGGAGCCTACATTTCAGGAGGAAAACCAAATATTAAAAGTGCATTAATGTTTGGTGCTTTAGGTGCATTGATTGGATGTCTAGTCAGCAATGCTACTCGAGAATATGATGATGTAATTACTCAATAAAGTTTCTGCTCGTCGGCCTCATTTGGTTCTAAGGCTACGCAAAATTAACAGTCTTGCGTAGCCTTCCAAATACTGCTTTTAGCAATGTGCAGTATTGTATTGCCGTTCCTTATTTAAAGCCTCTTTCAACTCGTCTTGAAGCTCTTCAAGGTGCTCAGCAATAATGTGCTGGTTTGATTCTGGTAACGCTGAAATATCAGCAAGTGAAATGCATTCCAAATCTCTGAGAAGTACCTTTAAACTTTCCATGTCGTCTCCTTTATGGGTAATTTGCTCATTCCTTGAGCTTTTTAATCATTACATATGGAGTGCGTTTTTTGAACAAAAAGGCGTGAAATTCGAATGAAAGAAAAATCGAAATGCTAAAAAAATGCTAAAGAAAAATGAAGTGGAATATATCTTATTGAAATAAAAAAGGTTTTCTAAAAGTATGCCCAATCCATCATGGGTGCGACGGAGAAGCGTCGGTCTAGTGTATCGCTTGTGTTATCTGACGTAGCGTCAATGGTATTCAAAGTGTCTGCTTGCATTTAAATGATCGTAAAAAGTAAAAGTGGTGACTTATGGGGCATTGCCCCAAAAGACAGCAATAAATGAGTGTCGTTATTATGTCATAAAATTACAGGATTGGGATACGGCTAGTTTTCCCGAGAGCGAAGAGAAAGACGAATTGGTCGTAATTTATTTTCAGTTTTGTGAAGGGAGGAAGGAGGAAGCGTTGTTTACGTTCTTAAAGGGAGTTCTAGATGACAAGTTAGTTTTATTTAGTTCATCACTGGTGCTAGAACAGTCAAAACCTGCCTTGCCAAATGGTCGCACTTTTCCACCAACATGTTGGAATGGTACCTGCCCGCCGAGAACACCAAAAACGGCAACGAATGCCGCTTGCCCATCACCCAACAGGCCATGGATCTTATCGCCAGCTTACCCAAACAAGGCGACTACGTATTCAGTGCCAACGGCACCAGCCACGACATACGCAAACTCGCTCGTGACAGCTGGCAAGACAAGAAGAGCAGGGATCGACTGGGCTTTCTTGTAATGGAAAGAGGGGAAATGTTACTCAACCACGAACGGGACGGACTGGACAAACGCTACATGCACACCCATTCGAGAGAACAGATGCGCAAAGCGTTGGGTATTTGGAAAAACAGAATAGATCGTTGAATATTGTTTTTACTTCGGAGCTGAAAATATAGTCGACGCTTTGTCTTCTTATGCTTCAGCAGGGGAGGAGCTATGTTGAAACTGCTTGTATTCTCATTTAGTCTTTCTTTGCTATTAAGATTGATAAATCAATTTTTAATAGAAATAATCTTATATTGGATGCTTTTACACTAAGGAAAAAATTATGTACAAAATAAATGGGGTTTTTCTTGTTGCTTTATTAGTTATAGCAGGTTGCAGTAGCTCCCCTTTTAATAAAGAAAATCGGTTCTCATTGAAGGAATATGAAGATGATTTATTAATAGAGTGTATGAAAGGAGAGAAACTTATTACGGATGAAAGCAGGAGCAAAGAGGATGTTTGCCGTGACGTTAGCCATGCTTTTATGATTGCAGCTCGGGCAGGATTCGAGGAGAATGGCGAATTAGTAACAAAAATTTGTAAGAGAAAGGAAGACTTCGATCTGTGTGTATACAATCTTCAAAAAAGACATTATAACAAACATCTTCCAGGCTTTATCAGTAAATTTAATTCTCCTTCAGAGTAGTGCCTAACAAACTAGAGGTGATTCACTATTCACTGGGTTAGGTGGTTTCTGATTAAGTGTTGAAAGCCGCATTCGTGCGGCTTTTTTGGGATAAGTAGTCACACAAATTGATGAGTTGGTATTAACATAAATTAATCGCTTTAACCATGTTAATACTTTTAAACAATTGTGCTTTTTAAGCTAGCTTAACTATTATAAGCATTGACGGTACCGTCAAAGAGTAAAATAGTTGAGAGATAAACCTTATGCCTTTACCTAAAGCAAGACAAGAAAAGCCAAAAGCGACCGCGAAAGACGTTAAGTCTGCTGCTGCCGTTGGAGACGCTGCGTTTGCTTACTTCAAGAAGCATGGGTCTTTTCCTACTTCCAAAGAGCAATTAGCTAAGGGATAGCTTGCCTATTGTTCAAACCACTTCCTTGTTCAGATTAGCTGATAACTGGGAACTTCATAAAAACTCATTTGAGTCCTACAAGCTTTATGGCAGGCTTCCTGACTACTTTGGACGGGATGCAGAACTAAGCCATCCTACTGTATATCATATTCACCTTGCAGTTACTGAAAAACTCGCTAAAGAATGGTCAAAGCGTTACCCCAGAATAGATCAAGTTCGCTATCGAACGACTAAAGCGGGAGACCCCGAGAACGACTATTGGCTCATTTATGCCTATGATGATCTTGATGATAAATACTTACTGTTAACCATAATAGGTCCTGATGCACATAATGATGCTGAATGGCGGGCTTCTCTAACCACTCTTTACATTCAATTCGTTGAGCCTTGGATCAATGGCAAGTTGGATGATGTTATCTAA